TTTTATATATTTTCAGACTGATTGTAGTAAGTAACAATATGTTTTATAAACAAAAAAAGGGTATGCCCACAAATTGGACATACCCTTTTTCTACTTCACATACACATAGGCTTCATTAGTTGTTACATAGTATGTTGTTCCTCTACTATTGTGTACTTTATATTGAGCTGAACCATTAACGGTTACTTTAGCATCAATAGTAAATCCAAGTCCTTCATCTACAGTTCCAGCTACATCTTTATCAGACCAAGAAGCAGAATCATAGAAGCGAAGGTTGTCCACTTTAGAAACAACGCGTTTTCCTACTTCAGAACTTGCAGCAGAAGCTTGTTCCCCTTCATATCGAATGTAATCTGAGTTGTTATAAATCCATTGGTTACCTCCAAGATTTAACCAATCACCTTGTTTTCCCCACACTTGATATGATTCATTCTTACCTAATTGACGGATAACACCATAATTTGCTGATGGTCCACTTCTTAGGTTTACGTTAAATCCATCAATATAAGCTACTCCCGTTGCGCCTACAACGTTTTGAGATGGTTCTTGTGGTTTTGGTTTAACTGTAACTGTTTCGCCTTCATATGCCTTTTGTACGTCCAATCTGAATTGTGATTCTGATACGCCATGACTGCGAAGATAATCAAGCGGATCTTCGTGGTCGGTTCCACCTAATTTATAAGTAATATCTTTATGTGTCCATAATCCTTTGCTTGGATGAATTCCTCTATCTTTTAAAATCTTAGCTAATAGTTTTACATAACGTTCATACGATGATTTAAATTTAGCTGGATTGCTAGTTTCAGATAGTTCTACATGTACAAATCGTTTGTTAGCAGCTGGTCCAGCACCGTAAGCAATATATTTTGTATCGGCAATTTGGATTGTTTCGTCCCAATCTACTGCGTAATGCACAAAGGCAGAGCGCCATGTACGGGATTCATAGCGTTGAATATTGATTGCTGGTGCTTCTGGTGTTGCAGTACTATGTGCTACAACGCCTTCATAAGCGCCCACACCGTTACGATATGCTTGTTTCGGTAAGTCTTGGATAATTAGTACTCTATCGGCAAAAGAAGCCGTAGCGAACGAAAATAAGAGCAATAGAGTCATAAATAATGAGCTAAATAGTTTAATTGGTTTTTTCATTGTGTATTTTCCCCTTTTAGCCAAACAAAAAGAGCACCGTCTTTTGACAATGCTCTCTCCTTATGTAAGGCGTATATTTTTATTTGGTAGTATGTTTTTCTTTTCTTGCATCGGACCTTTGGATTTTCGCTTGAATTTCGGATGCTACACTTTCTAATAACCATGCAGGAATCCATTTATCCCAGCCGATTCTCGCGCAGTTTGCAGCAAAACTATTAAAGATATGATAGATTAATCCACCGGTTACCATGAAGAAAAAGAAATCCGGTAATTTAAGAGCCATATCAAAGAAATGTGCAAGAGCAGGTAATGATAAAAGCACCACGGTTCTCGTGATGCCTTCAATTCCATATTGTGATGAATAGGTACCATCTAATTTAGAAGCTCTACTACCAGTAATCCAATCTAGCATGATAATCCATCCGAAAATTACTATCCAAATTAGATTCGTCTTTCCATACATAAAATTAACTAGTGTTCCTAATCCACCACTTATTACTGCACCTGCTTTAAATTGAGTACTTGTAATAACATCGGCTATATTTAATGACTTGATGAGTTCGTGAATTCGTTCCAAGTTCTCACCTCCTTTCAAATTTTGGCCAAAATAAAAAAGCCTGCTGCAGCACGCTCGGTTTTGATAAAGTTATATGTTCATTTTCTTCCATGCATATTCCAGTGGTTCAGTTCGTGGCGGTTTCATTACTTCTTTTTCAGAAGTTCCTCTCTTACCTTGAGATAAATTGTGCATAACACCTTGACGTGTGGAAATCTGTCTAATACCTGTTCGAATCCAATCATTGGGACTTAAAATAACCCCTTGATGTGTGAGAAGTTGCCTAACTCCTACATGTGAAAAATCAATTGGATTGACTATAGTACCTTGACGATGTGTATTTATTTCACGTAATCCAGCATGATATAGCGTTGTTGGAGATATGATGATACCTTGAAGTACTGCCATATACTTACCTCCTACTTATTCGATCCGTAAAGCTACAGCATATTCACCAAATGAATTGTATTGCCCACTTACAGATGAAGCATACGTATAAAATAATTTGTATTTTTGAACTTCATTATTCTCAATCACTTCTACAATATCACCGTAAATAAAGCCACTCCCTTTGTATATGTAAAAGCCATCGTATTTCCCTCTGAATCCATCAGCCGTATCTCCTAAATACAGCGGTGTAAAAACTATTTTCCCTTCATTAGAAGGTGCTTTTAAAAAGACCTTATCCCAAAAGAATGTCGAAACTACACGTGAAGTTGTTGCGCTCGCAACGAATTTACTTCTATTAGTTACAATTGCAGCGTTTTGCGCATAGGCTCCACCACTTAACAAAACACTAAAAGGATATGAATAAGGTGAAAATAGTTCTGGCTGATAGAATTCATCAGGAAGACCTATAAAACCAATCGTTGTTCTTCCTTTTTCGGATGGGATTTCATCATCATTTGCATATACACAATAAATGACAGTATCTTTATCAACGTATAGATATAGATCAACCATATATTTTTCAAAATTTAAAAGAGTTCCAACATTGTTAGAATACGGTTTCCCGTGATGAAATACTAGTGAGTACCATGCTCCTTCTCCTATTCCAATGCCACTCTCTTTATCGTAACCTCTAATTAGTCTGAAGCTGCCATCTGTATATTTCACGTTTGGTTCTCTTATGTCATTCGAGTTTGGTAATGATGAATTATTTGCATTCGTATCATAAGGCCGTAACTCAATGAAATTATTTTTTGTTCCATCATTACCTGTAGAATACATAACAAAAATATTGTTTTTTTCTGGTTTGTCGGCATTTAATTGCTGCCATCCAGCCTTTTTCATTTCATCGATAACCTTCATAAAGACTTCTCTGCGTTCCATTCTGTGTAACTTACAAATTTTATTTGTCATTTTACATGTTCCTCCTTAACTTAAACGTATTGCTTTCATAGAAATATTAAAAGTAGAGTTTGCTACGCCCCTATTTTCTATATAAAGATGTACCTTGTTTGTATGATCTTTATCTTCACAAGGAATGGCTAAAATATCATACGTTCTTTTTTCTGATAAGCTTTTATAAATTTGATTCCCATTCTCTTTTTGGTCGTACATAAATAGCATTGCTTCAACGTTTGAATCATTTGTAACTTGAATCGTACGAATATCATATTTGTTACAACCTACATCCAACGGAGCATATAGAGTTTTTCCTGGTTCAATTGTAATTTGTACATTTCTCTCAATAAGGATTGATGGTGTAATCTCACTTTCGGATGTATATCTATATAATTTCATTACAGTTCCCATATTGTATTCACCTCAATTATGTTTTAGATGAATATTAAAATAAATAGGTTCAAATGCTAGGAAATTTGTATCCTTCACAACCTTTACCCAAAAATCACGTGTACTTTGTGCGGCTACTGAATCAATCTGTATGTCATTTGAATAGTTTGTACCATCTAACGAAATAAGCGCCCAGGTGTAACCGACTTTCTCCATGTACTGCTGAATGGATAGTTTTATATTTGTAGCAGTACCGATGTTATCATTTACGATCGTCATTTTTACAATACGCTCATTATTCACCATGTAACCTAAATTCGTTGGATCCGTTGTATTTAATTCTGCACTATCCATTTTGATTTGTAGGGATGAACCCATACAATACATATCTCCACCATAGAAGGTAGCTTGTTTCTTTGCTAGTAGTTCGTTTTCTTCATCATATATTTCTATGATTCCCTCAAACTCTAAAGAAGGAAGTAGAATATCAATGCCTGTATGAGCTGCAGCTACAATGTTAGTAGACAGGATATTATCTGCAGTATCTTTTAATACAACCTTATAATTTTCATATAGTTGGCGCAGACGTAACATGTTGCTTGTTGTCATAATAATTTTATTGATGTCTAGCGGTACAAATCCCTCTGCAGTTCCTCTTTTTAAAACAACACCAATTCTTTTTGCTGCTAATGAATCGTTATCCGCATAATCAAAAAATGTATCTGCCTTTGTATAAAAGTCCCATTGATCTTCTTTGCATATTGCCATCCACTCTTTATTGCTTTGAGAACTATTAGCAGAATAGGACTCAAGGAATTCAACTTTGATTTTTTCGTTTTGATAAATCAGTAAGCCGCCCTCATCTCCTTCTTTTGTAGGAGCATAATCCGCAATAACCTGGATTGCAAAGTTACTTTGTGGTTTATCGATTAAAAGCATAACGTCTTTATCTGCAGAATGATTCATACGTAAGAATCCTTTTTTAACAGCATTGTTAAATGCATTTGATGGCGACATAAGCCATTTTGGATTTACGGAATCAAAATCATCTACAAATAGTTTTCCACTTTCTTTTTCATACAAGGATACTTTAGGCTTTTTAATTAAATCTGGTGATATTAATTCTCCGCCTAATATATCGATAGCATCTAAATTTAAATATTGTCCTTCGACGCTAACAGTATGCGGACCGTATTCAAGATCTATTTCTTCGAATATTAGACATTGTTTCGTGGGTTCTTTATTGTAATAGTTTAAATTGTAAGGCTTATTATCTATCTGTATCGTCGCATTTGTATCGTAAGCTTGCATGGATAGCGCTATGATACGGAGGCCTTTACCTATAAATCCAAATTGAATCTTAATTGCTTCGCTCCCAAAATTAGAATGTTTATAGTGAAGTGTGTTTTTATAATATCCAGCAGATGAAGAATTATCGAATTGCCAAGTATTCCCCACATATTTAATATTACTATCCGTATCATCAAACCGTTTCCAACCTGGTTCCGGTTCTTTTAATACATCACCAACTTTAGCACCTAAATCTGCGTAATCAATAGCAGCTAAAAATGTATAAAAAACTCCTGGCTTCCCTGGTGGTAAAGCTAGGCCCTTTGCTGTAACAGTAACGATATGCTCGCCTTTCACTAAATCTAGTTTTTCAAAACAAACGTGGAAAGATTTAGAGGTAGCGGGGACTGAACCCACAAATTTATTCCCATCAATACTAACTTCAATGTTAAATTTGTGGTCAGCCCACCTTTTAAGCATTATGCGTAAAGCCGTTCCAGTAAACTTAAACGAAAATGAGCGCCCCGTATCTCTCCCTACAAACCAGGCACTTTCATTAATAAGATCTCTATCATCGCCCACTACATCCCATTTTCCATCCTGTTCAGTATTAGTGCCATATAGTGGCACGTCATAAAAAAACTTACCTGGACCTACATTTGCTAAACTACAATACTTGCGAGTCCAACCGGATTCAGGGTTTAGTAGACTATTACCTAATTGGGGTGTTGCCATTCCATCACCTTCCCTTTATCTCGTTTTCTTCCAATTTGAATTTGTCCACCAAGATTGGCGACTATGTCGCAGCCATAATTTCGGATCATCATTCTCTTTTTCAATAACTATTAATTCATCTGGTTTTTCTGTATCTAGTACTCTCTCAAGCTTGAATAGTTCATTATCCTCTAAAACTGATTCTCGTTCTGGTGTCCGTTCAAAGCGCCCATAGTCCTCTGTAATGATTTCTACTGTATGTTCCCTATCGAACGTATCTAATTCATTAGTAACGGCTTCTACGCTAGCCTGTCGCTCTAATAATTCATGTTCCCTAACGATTGCATATCGTTCAGATTCCCTTGCTGCATCTACAGTTTCAATTACATTTGTATCTGTTGTTATAACTTCTTTATCCGCTGGTGTTATATCAGAAATAATTCCACCATCAAATTCACGTATAAAGTCAAAGGACTCTTGCTCTGTAATAAGCGCTTGTTGGGTAGCCTGTTTATAAGAAATGTCTAAAGTTATATGTTCAGCATCTAAGGTAACTGGAACGATGTCAGCAGCCACTACTTCAATTACTGCAGTTGTATGTTCTTTCATTGCTTTTTCAGATTCAATTGTTTGATCTAGTTTCATTTGCATCACATTTAATGATTTAGATGAATCATTAAGTAAGGCAATACGTGTTTCTAGTTCTTTTTGAACACGGCCGAACAAATCGAATTCTGGAAGATATACGGGAATACCAAGGCCCTCAAATAAATCAAACTCTTCTATGGTAGCTTGTAATTCTTTTTCTGTTTTATTGGAAACTTCATCAGTATCTACATGGGTAATAATTAAGCGTTCTTTTAATCCGAATGAAGAAATTTCATCTACATGTGTAAGTACTGCAGTATCTTCTTTATCCGCATGATCTAGTTCAACTACAGTTGCCTGTAATTCATTTTTAGCTTCTGCAAAAGTTACGTCTGGCGATACGCCTTGTAATTCTTTTACGATGCGGTGAGAATAATCTGCTTCAGCAATGCCAGCATTTACTTCATGTAATCTCTCTGCTTCTTCTGTAACAACTGTCTGGATAACGAATATGTTTTGTGACTTATTTGCATCGTCAGTTACGGAAATATCTTTAACGGATAACACCCGTGAAGCATTTTTACCTTCCTGTCCGGATTCTATGGCTGCTGTAAATACATTTTCTTTATTTGCAAACTCTTGTCGATCGGCATAAACAGAATCAAGTGTTTTTACAATCCGTTCAAAAGTGTGTGTTGCATCTGTATTTGCATACTGTTCTTTTGTTCTTGTAAATGATGCAGACTCATTTCTTTCAGAACCAAATACATTCATTTTCTTATTTACTTCATTACTTGCAATAACATCTGCAGCAAGTTCCTTTGTTCGAATAGAGTGATCCAGGTTGATTTGCTCTACATTTATGTCACGAATTAAATACGCGCTTTCTATATTTTCATAAGGGAGCAGGTTCACGCTTTCTATTTCTTCTAAGCGGTTCGATTCATATTGTGTAGCAATAGATGTTTCAATGTCCCTTTGCATACGAGCAAATAAATCATAATCCGGAAGATAAACCGGTATACCCATACCATTGAACAAATCAAATTCTTCTATAATCCCTTTAACTTCTCGTTCTTTTGTACCAAATTCGAATTGTGCCGGAGCATGAAGAAGTATTTCTTTTTGCTGTACATCACCAGTTTCATTTTCGACAATGGATACAGGTAATATATTTGAAACTGCAGTAGATAAAGTAACCTCTGCATGTGTAGCTTTTAGCTCCCTGGTAACAATCTCGCTCGTTTCATTATGCAATGATACAGCTTCATAATCCGTTGTAACTCTATCGGCCATAAGATCATTATAAAAACCCTCACCATATACAATACGCGCAACATTTACCCATTCCGGTAATACTTCTACACCTGCAGCGAATTCACGTAACTTACCTTTTAGCAAATCCTGCTGTATGATCGGCGCAACTTCATATTCATTCGTTATAAGATTTGTTACATCAGAAGCGCGTACCATTGCTTCTATCTCACTTGGTTTTTCGCTCTCTACCCCTTCGATATGGTTTATATCGAAAATTCGTCTATGTTGTGTTGATTCTTCTGCTGAAATTAGTTGAACAGAAATACTGTCCATTCGTTGCGAATGCTGCATTTCAATGTTGGCCACATTTATATTTCGATTTAAATCAAAATCAGTTGTATTTGAAATGTAGGCTTCTACCTCTATTTGTCGCAATGCATTCTCTACAACATCTGTTAAAATCCCTTTTGCTCTTACTTTCGTAGCGGTTACTCCTGCGTTATCTTCTTTAACAGCCTTATATCTCGCATAAGGAGCAATACAAATTGGATAATCAACATCATTTTTGTTTTCTGTATTTGCTGGTGTAATAGAAAAAGAATAAACTTTTTCATTCTTATCTGGTCCAGAACCAACGACAACAACATGACTTTTTTCTTTGGTACATATAGAAGGGGAAGCAATAGAATAAACTTTTTCACTCATTCTTCTGCTACCCCCTTATGCTTAAATATCTTCTTTGTAGATCGCTAAACCAATTGGATTAAATGGTGTTGCTTTCGTTTGTGTCATAGGACAAACTGGCGTTGTTGGTAATGTGTAACGATATAATTGGGCCATTTCATAAGCGCCTGTGATTTCAGAACCAATAACCGGTGCTTCGTTAAATGTAACGGTCTTATCTTCTGCATTGTATACATAATCCGTTTTTTCTACTTCTTTACATGAAATGAATAGTCTTAACGTTTCGCCCTTCGGCTTATGTTCTAAGTGAAATACTTTACGGTGGCCGTCGCCTTGTCCAAGTACTTCATCTACAACTGTTTTTTCAATTTCTAATTCATCGGCTTGCTGGATATTCTTTGGATGAACCGCATATACATCATCCAGCTTTCCAACATAGCCATCATTCGGATGAACAATATAAATTTGAGATAAATGGTATTTACCGCTATAAACCGATGGATTAAAGCGCCCTTGTCCACTATCTACTGACATATCGTGAGTAATGAAAGCTAAATAATGGTGTTGGTACATTGCTCCTGTGCTTGATTGTGATAATTGAACTGTTTCGTTTCCGTTCGATGTATCAGAACCGTAATCAAGTGGAGCATTACCTATTTTCTTATTTGGAGAATATGAAAACTGATCGCCAGGTCTGCATCCGCTTAAAATCACCATATTTTTTCTTGGTGCAACATCAAATGTATAAAGTTTTCCAATATACAACGGTACGAATAAGGCACGAACCGGATTAGGTGTTGGATCTACACGCATAAACATAATTAAGCGGTCCTTGTTTGCATTCCCATACAGATAAACAACAGAGTCACGATTTAATTCTTTAGAGAAACGCTGCTCTGGTGTAAAACTAATCGATGTATAAGGGGATGGATTTACAAAGTTAATTGTCGAATATACTTCCCCCATAATGCTCTCCATCTTTTGTACATCAAAACTTGTTTTTGCGGTTAATGCATCCAGTGTTCCGTCTTCTTTTGGTAATAAGAAATAAATACCGCTAATCTTAATTGTTGTATCTGCTGCAGGTGCAGTTTTAAATACAATTTCTTTTTCTGTGAAAGAATACTCACTAGGGTCAACAATAATATTATTCTTGTAAACTACGGTTCTGCTTTCATCGAAGTTAGGGAATGGGAATACAAAGTTCTTTTTCGTTCCATCGCCTTTTCCTAATTCACCTAATTTATCACCGGAAAGGATCTCTTTTTCGATGAAATATCGATTGAAAGTGAATAGCAGCATATCATTATTCGGTTCATATGTGTTGGTAGCTAATCTGTATTCGCACGTTACTTTATCGCCTTTCGCAATAGCAGTAGTAAATGTTACTTTTCCTGTAGTTGCATCCACCTTATATTTACTCTTTTCTTGCTCAAACCCATTTACATATACAATGACAGAAGGGCTAAGAACAGGAGAAACAGGAATAGAGAAGTCTTTCTTCACTCCATCCCCCATCCCTAATTTACCTAGTGGAGAATCTGCAGAAATAAACCGGCTATCAGTGAAATCAGAATCAGCAGTGTCATACGCATTTGCTATACCGAATCTTCTGCGTTCTCCATCACTTCCTAACGATTCAAACAACCTTACATCAATAAATTTTGAAATGCCGCTCTTAATTTGGAAAAATAGCGTTCGTCTCCAACCGTTATCTGCAAATAGTTTTTCTAATTCTTGCGGTAATGTTTGTAAATATACGACTTTATCAAACCACATATATGTACACTCCTTTATACTGTTTTCTCAAAAATACCTAATCCAGCAGGACGATACGCTGTAGCAGGTCTTTTCGTGATTGGTGAAATAGCATCTACATTGAAGAATTTGTAAATGTCATGTGTATCCGGACAAGTATTCTTTCTAACTTTTAATCTATCGCCATTTAACAGACCTAGCGGTGACAATAGGATCATATAAGGTAAATATCCACGTACACCTTCGTCCGGATGGACAATGTAAGCACGGGAAGTATGTACTTTGTTGCTGTAAACAGACGGGTTAAATTGATATTTGTATTCGTCATTGTCCTGCGATTGCCATGATAGTGAGTATTGGCCACCGTCTTTCCCTACACGATCTGGTGGCATTGAGTTAGGCGCCACATTCCAAGCAATATAATGAGCTTGGTACCTCGCTCCTAATCGTGAACGTTTAATAATTACGTTATCGATACCGTTACCTGGAGAACGCGGATAGGACTTCATAACAGGCATATAGGACTCTACATTTCTATATGGTTTCGGGTCATTAAAATCAAATTTATGTGACGCAGCTTCATTTCCTGTATCAAATGCCGTTCCTGCCCACAATGCATCACCTAATGTATCATCGTTTGCATAGCTTTCTAATTGGCCCATATAAAGCGGCGTAACTGGAACTACATTATTTTCAAAAGCTGGTGTGTTATCTGCTTGAATTAACAAAACAACGCGACTTTCATCAACTTGACCATTGATTCTAACTAATGAATCGGGCCACCAATTTGTTTGAGCATCGATACCTTGTAAGTTTGTATTTCGTAATGTTACTTTCACCCAAGGAGACATCATGACTTGTGTTTCTGCTTCATCATAGGAGTAAACTTTATATGTACCGTAACCATTTGGATTTGCCTTTAGAGTAATTCCTATCTTAGTTAATTCCACATCCAATAATATTTTTTCAAATTTATTAGATTCATAGGGAAGAACAAGTACACCTTCATCAGCAACGCTTGGTTCTTTTTCAATCATGTAAACATAAAAACAAGAACGATCCCTACCGCTTTCTAGACGTTTTTTACCGTCTTCGGCAAAAGCTTTCTTTCCTTCTTCATTTGTGAAGTTATATTTAATCTCTGACTTTTTAAGTGACCATTTTGAAGTTTGAGCAATTCCATAAATAGAACCGCTATTGTTCTTTACTAGCATGTGCTTACTCATGCCGAATTCAAACTTTGTATCATCGTCAGATTTCTGATCCATATCTGGATAAACTGCTCTGAAAAACGATTTTACTTTCTTCCATCCGTTAGCGATTACCAATTTAACAATTTCGTCTTGGAATTCGCCTTCTGTATACATTTTTTCAACGTATGCCATCTATTTCACGCTCCTAATCTCTTAATAGTTGGTAATTAAGCCATATAGCTTTTTTCTCTGCAGATGCATTGTGGTATTCGAACTTTAGCTCTGCATTAGCAGGTATTGGTTTTACAACGGAGAAATTAAATCCCTCCGGCACATCTTTTACATAAACCTCTTTAAATACTTGTTGGCCATTAATAAATAAATTCCAATAGTCCGTATCACTGTAATGTGAAGCAGCAACAGAAAAAGCAATCATTTCCGTTTCGAATGGTAATGAAAATTTATCTACATGAAGCTCATCATGAATTCCAACTCTTCGCCCTTGTATAAATGGCTCTGTTTTTGTTGGGAAGTAAGGTGCGTCAAATCTTCCACCAGCCATGTAGGTAACTGCAAAACTCATAAATACGTCCCCTTATCTTAAAAAGTGCAATTCGAACCAAACTGTTTTATCAAGAATCCCTTGGTTATGGAATCGAAATACAATTGTGTCCCCTGCTTTGACTGCTTTATAAACCATAAAGTGCATACCTTCCGGAAGACGCTTTGTATAAATGTCTTGGCAAATAGTTTGCCCGTTCACGATTAAATCCCATTTATCATCTAATTCATAGATGGAGGAACTAACGCTAATTGCGTAAATCTCCATATCTGCAGGTAATGCATATTTCACTTCATCTGTTTTAAATGATGTAGAATCCATAATGAAACCAGGTATGAATGGTTCTGTTTTAGTTGGATGAAAAGGTGGATCTAATCGGCCACCGGCTAAATAAGTTGTTTCAAACAAGAGCAATCACCCTTTTTCGTGTATTAAAAAATCCCCGTGCGTCATTACGACACATCGGGAATTGGTAAATCAGATAGTATGCCGTTACCCTTATTGAGAAGTCGCGGCTGCACACGCTCTAATTGCTTTTGTGCATTGTATATTAATTGTATCTCCATCTCTTTTCCAGTTACTTTATGAGAGACAAGAACCTTTTCTAGCATACCTTGTGCATTGAAAGCTAAATCATAGTGCAGGTATTTATCTCCATCGACTGCAGATAAGCGAGCACCGTCACGAATGAGGGTGTAACCTTCTGTCATACCTTCTTTGAATACATCATTTGGGTCATTACCAGGCATTGGTTTACCACCGGTATATATTTGTCTATCAATTAATCCTTTCATCAGATACATAATAGGATCATATAAGTTTTTTTGCATTATCATAGAATCACCCCTAGTTAACCCTCGTAACAGACCACGTTTTGGCTGGCCGTTGGATATAATAGTGATTTGCATCTTGATTTACCCGAGGAAATGATAAATCTGGTAAAGAACCATAATCAAATAAGATATTATTCTGCGTATCTAGTACTTGTAAACGTCCTGTAAGAATCCCTTTAGGGTTCCGAACTGCTTCGAATACGATAATATTCACGCCATATTCTAGTGGAATATCAACATATGTTGGATTGTTCCGGATGAAATAATTTTCTTCAACTAACTTATCGTTACAATAAATATTTAATAAGTCACCATCCTCTAAATCCCAATCCCAAAGTTTTAATCGTAGCGTATCAATGTTTACAGTAATACCCGTTATATCTGTATATGGAGCAGGTTCATACCCGTAGTTAACTGTTAAATCTAAAGTTTGATAGAATCCGTCATCTGCAGATATCATTGTATTAATACCTTTAACGAAGTAATTCCACTGTTGGCCAGAATCTCTATTGAAAACAGAAACTACATCAAATAATTGAATCCGTGGATCACCAACAACTGCAACTGTTAATGTTCTGAACTTCTGAATTGCTTTTAAATGATAAGCTGCAGCAACTGCTCTTCTTGCAAAGAATGTTGTGGCCCAGGGAACTTCTATCATTTCCTCTCGTAAATCACCCTGCGATACATTTTTTAATAGAAACGAATTAAGAAATCCATTTGCGTAGTCTCCGCATTTAACAACAATACTGTTACTTATATCCTGGTCCGTTAGCTGCATATCTAATGAAATAAGGTTCTCGCCTTCTCTAAAGCTAAACTTTGCAGGTTCGTTAATTGCATAGTCTGGCATTTTCATAAACGTACAACTGCCATCTGGTTCGTGTTTAATGTAATGGAATGTTGTATCTATAATGTCGCGAACAATCTCATCCCATTTTTGAAATCTCTTTCCTGTTGCTCCTTCAACAATCCAGCTCTGATTGGTACCAGGAATATTTACTCCGCTGCCGTGCAGTGTAACTCCTGCCTTTTCAAAGAAAAACTTCACCACATCATAAACATTGCCGGTTGGTGCAACAATTTCATCAGATCCTGGTGTAGGAATTACTGATTTATGCAGAACCTTTTTATATGATGTTGTGCAGGTTACTGAAATGGTGCCACTCTCGGCATTTACTTTTACATCAGATACAAAACCATGTATATATGGTAAAGCTTCATCACCATAGCCAATAGACACTTTAAATTCAGTCTGTGGATATAGCTGGTTTGTATTTGTTACCTCACTGTTATAGAACCATTCTTGAATAGAAGAAAACTTACCATACCAGTTATCCGGAGCCATTTCCCCGTATTCATTTGCAAAGCTAATAGTAAATGTACTAGCGAACTGGTCGGCGTTCTCCTGCACTTCTAAGCCGGTTACACGGTGTTGTACTTGTACATAAGAAGAAGAGTCCCTTCTTTTCATATAGACAATTAAATTAGGGGAGTTATTCCCAACCTGGAAATAGCTCCCCAACATTCTGATTAAAGAAATAGATCCTTCTCTCACATTCCATCAACTCCAATACCTGCTTGTGACATAGATGTTAATTTACATTTTGCTATTACTAGCGTTCCTTTTCGTATTGCATCCACTTCATTCGGCGGAATAATACCCCCGTAGGTACCGTAATCACCGGTAATAATATGAGGGCGGTATATTTCCCTCATGAAATCACGCCAATATCTTATATCATTAAATAGTATAGTGAATTCTACTTCACACCCTTTATTACCAGCACTTTGAAAACGAGGATATCCATGCATGACATTATAACTTTTTAAGCCGTCTAGTGATTTCGGCAATTTTGTTTGTTCAATCTTTTCGATATTAGGTACATGCCCAAATGCATAATAATGTACGTCGCGTATATATGCCACGTCAGAAGAACCGTAACCGATTGTTGTAAATTCAATTGTTTGTGGACCTGCACCAACAAAGATTTCTCGCGCTTCCCAGTCATAAGGGCCTCTTGCACTAAATCTCTCAATACCATTAACCCGAACGATAAAATATTTATCTGGTAACATGCCATCAGAACCAATAGGAACTTGGGACATAAATGAAAAGTTATATGTCCCTGGCCATGAGAAATTAATGGTATATTGTATTGTATTTTTTAATTTTGTAGCATCCCCTAAGAGATGGTATGAACCAGCTCTTCTATGCAATGTTTTTAATATACTCATACATTTCGCACCGCCATTCCCATTAGATCATCAGCAACTACGTTTTGTAGCAGCTTTCTCATTTTTACAAAGTCTTCTGCATTTTGTAGTTTTTCAACAGCGACTCTGAATGTTGCATTTTGAATTGTTACGCCATTATCTGTTTTCTTCTCAACGTGGGTTTGTCCAGCAAATGGATGTGCAGTTTTACCGATTAAATCAGCAGAACGTGCTCCCATTTGTCCAATTTGAGTAGATACATCAGTTACTAGTTTCATTGGTTTAGGTGGAACAACGGCTTTATTTAATAGTTCAGAAGCTCTGTCTACTGCAGGAATCATGTTTTCCATACCTACGCCTAGACCTTCTGTGATAAATCCACCAAATTCCATCATTAGGCGTGAAGGACTTCGAATACCAAAGAACTTTTTAACGGCTTTTGGAATTCCACTGACTACGCCTTTTGCTTTATCAGCTACCCAGCCACCCATTGCAGCCATACCTTCACCAATACCAGCGATGATATCTTTTCCCCAGTTCACTGCATCTTTTGCTACATTTTTTACAATGTTGCCTACCTTACCAAATACATCTTTTACGATATCTACAATACCTGTAAAAGTACCGGTAATAGCTTTCTTAATCGTAGCGAAATTATTTACTATGAAATCCTTAATAGCACCAACAACACTAAAAATTGTATTTTTAATTTTATTGAAATTATCAACTACGAAATTAACGAAAGCCCGAACTGCTCCAATGATCGTATCCTTAATAAAATTCCATGCCGCTTGAATGAAATTTTTAATCGCATTCATTACGGTAATGATTATATTTTTAATAAAGTTGAATGCATTTTGAACAGTGGTTTTTATGAAATTCAATACAGTAACAAATACTGTTTTTATAAAATTCCATGCTGCAGAAATGATTGTTTTAATAACATTCATCGCTGTTGAAATCACATTTTTTATAAATTCAAAAGCAGCACGAACAAACGATTTCAAAAAGTTAAGGACGGTAGTGAATATCGTTTTAATGATATTCCACCCAACTCTAAAAATCGTTTGGTATGCCTTTATATAAAATGAGATTACATTTTTAATAACTTCTAAAGCGAATTTAACAACGCTTTTTATAATATTTAAAGCAGCATTAAAAATGAATTTAATCGCATTCCATCCAATTTCGAATGCCTTTTTCCAAAAATTAACATAGAACTTTATAACCGTGAGATAACCGCGCCAAGCTGCTTCGAGTATTTTTCCTATAAATGATACAGAAGCATGGAAGACTTTTTTCGTACCTTCCCAGAAGCCGGAAAAGAACTTAGACAACCCATTCCAAGCGGATTTTGCACCTTTTACGGTTGCATCCCACCCTTTAGAACATACGTCACCTATCCATTTCACGGCTTGTTTTGTGTATTTAACAACATCATCCCAGTTTTTATAAATCAAATATACTAATCCAACAATAGCTAATATTGCAATAGTCCAGGGATTCATGAGTAATGTCATTGCAGATCGTCCAAGTATAGCGAGCGCTTTACCGATTGCACCAAACATTCCAATAAGTTTAGGGCCTACTTTTAAAAGTCCAGCAAATGCAGTACTTCCTAGAAGAGTAACGGCTCTACCTATCATTCCGAACATACCTATTAATCTAGGGCCAAGTTTTAGTATCCCTGTAAATAACATTGGTACTTTTGTTAATACTGGTACCAGGAATCTAAACGAACCGACAAATGCACCAACTCCACTTGTCATAAAGCCCATCATAGCAATTAATGGTCCTAATACAGCGACCATACCTAAAATTGCTACGATACCAATTTGGATTGGCTTAGGAATGGAACTAAATGCTTTTGCAGCTAATTCTACTGCTTTAATAATCGGAGGGAGCGCCACTTCTGCAATATCTAAGATGGCTTGTCCTAACGGTTCTAATGATGCCATCGTAGTACGCATTAACTTTTGCCAGCGAACACCAAAGGCTTCTTGCTGCGTCTTCTGCATTTTACCCATTGTGCCCTCAACGTCACCTAATGCACCATTGGCATCATTAAGACCTAGTACAGCTTGAGCACCCATGTCTTCCCATTTTGTGCCAAAAACAGCCACGCCAAGCTGGTTTGCTTTTACTTTATCGTCCATCTTACCTAAATCACCTAAGACGGCATTAAATACATCTGCAGAAGTTCCTTTACCTTTATTGAAGTTATCCCATACTTTTTGTGTTTCGGGAGACATTTCAGCAAAAGCATTAGCTACACCTTTTGAACCATCCTGCACACGAATTCCGAACTCTTTTACAAGGTCGTTAATGTAATCGAGATTATCCTTAATACCCCTGCTTTCGCAGTATTTAAAAGGGAGTAGACTATACCATCAACTCAGTGAGTTGCCCCTTGGTAGTCGTTGAGGGCTTCCTTTCGGCTATCCCTGCTGATTGTCCATTGTTTCATCCTTATGATTATCACACTTTGGTACATAAGGCTTTAGGAGTTTCCAGCATATTCAGGGTTCCAACATACCATTGCTGATATGTGGCGCAATTATTTACGATCCATCTCGAGTTCCGTTCGCCATAATGGTAAACATCTCGTTAGCAGAAAAACCAGCTTGTTTATACAGTGGTGCATATTCTGATACATTATCAAACATTTCATTTGAGTAATTAAGCCCTTCTTGTCCACCTGCAGCAAATAAATCAAATGCCTCTTTTGAAGAAATACCGAAATTAGTCATTAATTGCCCTGCACCACGGGTTACTTCATTGATATCAGAATCAAATGTTTTACCCAGTGTCATAGCGCTCTTTGTAGCTTCCTCTAATTCTTCATGAGGAACTTCTTTCATATTTTGATACACTTTTATAAGAGATTGATCTACTTCTTCAATACTTTGGCCAAATCCATCTTTCCAAGTTTCTTTTGCGATTTTACCAAGGTTTTCAGCGCCTTTTTCAGTAAGACCAAGAGAAGATTGAATGTTCCTTTGTGAAGTATCGAAATCGGATGCTACTTTAACAGCAGCAGCACCAATACCAGCTAAAGGTAATGAAACACCAGCGGTCATATTTGCGCCTGTTTCTTGCATCTTACTACCTACATGGCTTATTGACTCTCCTGCTTTTTGGAACTTATCATGCATTCCATTTGCAGTTTTTTGTACGCGATCTTCGAATTGTTGTAAATCTTTATAAGCACCATCTGCTTTAATACCAATCGTTCCGAACAATTGGAACATTTCAGCGAGCATTTATGCACCCCCTTCGCTGGGGTCTATTACCCTTTTATTCCTCATCGTCGTCTTCTTGGAATTGAGCCATAATCTGCTCAACGTGCGCTTCACATGCTTCTTTCGTCCATACTTCTCCCATCTCATACGATGACTCTTTGTCGTCTTGAGTATCGGTAAGTCCAAAAGCTTGAAGGTAATCGTTGAAAGTAGTACCTTCTTCAAGCTGACGAGTTTGAAAGCCAATGAACGCCATCTTCTTCCACTCATTTAATTCTTCTTGCTGCTCTTCTTGTGCAATTAATGAAAATAAATCCATTAAACGCGAATAAGGTATGGATAAGACATATTCATCTGTCCATCCATACCGCTTCTGGATCTTATCGAAAGCACGTAACATGTTTTGTTCAGCTTCCTCTAAATATTCATCTGTATCTTCGTTTACGCTTGCATTTGAGCTGCTGCTGGTTTGCTCCATTTCTCGCTCTGAACTTTCACGAGTCCCTTGACCTGGTTGAAAAAAGTCATTAAGTCCTCACTTTCTAATAGGCCCTGTATAACAGCAACCATTGCTTCCGGAGGGAACTGTCGAAACTCTTCTGCTTTTACTTTTAATAAACTAGCAAAGAACTCTGTGAAATCATCTTCGCAAGCAGGAATCATCGTTAGAACACGGAACGCGAACTCTAATCCTTTTTGTTGCTGTTTTTCTTTAAGTGCAGCTAATTGTGCTTGTTTTTCTTCTTCTGGAAGAGATTCAGCAGCTTTAGTTAGTTCATCCATTTCTTGCTTATCCTTACCGAAATCAGCAAAGCTGGCCATTGCGCTGCGTCCAATCTTTGAAATAATTTTAGCGAATCGCCAAATGTCCGTTACATCTAATCGTCGCATTGGTACTTTTACACCTGAAATTGTAATTTCTGTACCAGTATTCATCATTTTTTCTAAAATAGAAGCCATTCCGTTCTCTCCTTTTAGCATTTAGCTCGTTTTATGTAATAGAAAACCGACTACCATTTATACGGTAGCCGGTGCTTTTAGTGTTGTTGTTTTCTTTTTCTTCGGTAAGTAAATTTCATACGGTGGCGTAGATGGTGCTGATTCACTGTAATGACCAATAAACTTACATTTTAAGCCAACCGTTCCTTTACCATCTTTTAGATCAACCTCAATAGATGAAACTACCATCGCATTACGAATTACAAAGATAACAGGTGATTCACTTCCCGAAATCATACCGATTAATGCTATATCATGGTAACTTGAATCAGGAATATCATTAGAAGGTTTCATAATATCGTAGTCTGTTTCTGTAGTACTATCTATTGTCATACCAGGTAAAGCTAACTGCAGATTTTCTTTCGTAAATTCAACTAGTGTAAGTTCTACATGAGGTTCATCTTTTAGCAACCACTTACCGCGTACCATTTTACCTAGTACGCCATCAATATCTGCATCGTAATACTCACGGTCAAAACCTACTTTAGTGCCGCCTGTAGTCGCTCCTACAAGTTCACCTAATTCTTTTACACTCTTAAAACCTTTGTACATGACACCAGGGCCGATAACAAAATTATCAGTTGTCCCTTCACGGACACCATTAATTAATTTCCAGCTCATTTGTCCTACCTCCTAATACAAGTCCGTTCGCATGGTTCGGACAAGAAATTTTGCATTTATATGAATGATAGATGGGTCTTCATCCGGTACCGGCAGTTTACCGGCACGATGTATAGAAAGTATCCCATCATCTTTTAAACCAACTTCTCTATCTAGTAACTTCTCAATACGTGTAGCAATTAACTTTGCCTTATCATAATCCCCGTTATCACAATACACATCGAAATTCAGAATCATACGATCTATAATTTCAACATCATCCGGATTATCTGCTTCAATTCTCATAACTACATAAGGCATTTCCATATCATCTTGTGCAGTTTGGAATGAAAGAGCAGGGCCTTTGTCCTCGTCTTCACCATATTCTGATAGATTAGCTTTTATTATTTCATCGTTCTCCACAATTGTTCTAATAGCTGCAATAGCATTAGACATACAATTACCCTCCCATCATTCTTTTAAGCTCTCTGCGCTCTTTTTCAAACGCTTTTAATAGGAATGGACGGGCTTCCATATTACTTGTACCAGCTTCAAGCCATATCGCTTTCTGCAAATCGCTTCCTACTGCACCCAATACCTCTGATTGTGACCGTTTAACATTGTATTTAATCGAATTTAACAAGTCACCGGTACGAACAGCAGGGGCTTCACCTGGTTTAGAAGCAGTATATTTACGACTCGTATGAGGTATTTTGTATTGTTTACCGCTACGGCTACCCGTGAGATTCTTCTTGACTTGATTTTGTAAATGAATAGATGCTGCTGTGACCTTTTCAACACACATAGAGTTAATGTGCGTCTTTACTTGCTCCATATTGCTTGAGAACTCAATTTCTACTGAATTGGCCATATAGAATCACACCTTTTCGCAATAAATTTCGATGTGATGATTCATAAATGCAGGATTTCGCGGTTCGCCTTTTACTTCGAATTTGTAATCCTGGAAATATATAAGATCATTAGGCTTAATTTTGTAGGAAGCAGGTGCATATATCTTAAAACTCGGATCAAAATTCTGCTTATCTCGTTTTAATCTTTCATTATCAGAAGCAGAACCGGTAGTTACACGACAAGTCATATTCTCATAAATGTCTTCTTCTACTTCTGCATAATTACCAGAGGATTGTTTCTTTTTCATTTTTCGTTTTACTACTACCTCATGAATATATAAATCATCCATATCACCATCATCGAAGTACGTATTCATGTAGCCATCACCGGCTTAACTCTTGCTCTAAAGCCTTTTAAACCATTGAGTATCTTATTATTTGTAGCTGGTTCATCTAGCGTTTCCGGGCTAATCTGGTACGAATAATCGCCAATACTCTCCGATGTCTTCATACCTTTTCGTTGTAAGTTAGCACGAACTACTGCAGAAACAACCAAATCAATAACACATTTCTTCATAAGTACCTGCAGATCATCATAATCTTGTATCTTATATTCGAATTCATATAATTGATTTTCGGATAAACCATAAACAATACGCCCATTTACAGTAATAGAATCGGTCATATCTTGTTTAGAACTAACATGAGTTACTTTCGCTATAGAGTCAGCAGGAAAAGAAAGCCAAGCTAGTTTACTTGTTTGGATGATTTCTTTCATTGGATTCTCCGGCTTAACTCTTAAATACTTCCTAGCAATAACTGCATAGTAATCTATTAGTTCTTGAATAACCGTATCGGGCATTTTCTGCACATTTACGCGGTCTTTAATGTCCTGCACGGTAATATTCATTATGTTTCTTTCTCCTTCTTATCGACTTCTTTTACAAGCTCAAAATGTCCAGTGCTTACAAGGTAATCAGCTTTTTCATTTGCAACTGTTTCTTCTTGGCCATTCTTAAACTTTTGTCCATAAGCGGTGTAAGTGCCACCTAATCGCAGCGTAACTACTTTCATAATTAACACTCCTTTCACGAATGTAAACTAATCTATGAAAGTTTACATTCGTTTTGTTGGTTTTATTGGTTCTATCTCGTTTTCCATTAAAAACAAGAAAACATTAAAAAAGTATACATTCAAAACCCTAATAACAAAGAGTTTGTTTCCATAAAAAATACGCCTGGCTATTAAGCGCCAAACGTATCTGGAATGTTTGTTAGGATTGCTACTGCATCCATTTCTTGAATTACAGCATCATCATCAAAGTGAATTACATAGAATCGTTTATCTTCCATGATAGCACTCTCACCCTCTGTGGATTTACGAACACGAGTGCTATATGTGTTAACTGCAATAAAGTTACGTGGATCAGCAAGAACAATAATGTCATCAGATAATGACGGAACCTCTGCAATTCCATATCCAAGAGGTTTATTTACCTGGTCACCTGCTCCTAATAAAGCAGCATCGCCAGCTCCTGTTGGGCGTTCTGTTAAATACTCCATCCACTTTTCTTTACGTGTAGGAGACATAATCCAACGTAAATTACCATTTTTATATTTGTTAGGAATAGCGCCGGATAAAGCGAACATTGAATGTTTACCAAATCCTTTCGCAATCTCTGCTTCCCCTGTTTTAGAAACTAATTTAGCATGATCCATGATATGAGATTCTTTTGACGTTTTGATTTTTTTCAACCATCCGTCATTAATAGATAGAAATGGATCAGAAGAAGATTTATCACCATTCCAATGTAAATCCTCCAAGTCAATACCAGTCTGAGTAGACATAAGGTACATCACTGTATCTTCAAAATTCTCTCCTTCAATATTTTCGCGTATCGTTTCTTCAGTAATTTCCCATGGTAAACGGACAGCTTCAGTGCTATATTCAATTTTTGAAGTTTGAACATTTGCACGGTATTTATCATCGGTATTTTCCGTTTTCTTGCGAAGCATACGGCCGCCGATAGCAATTTTGTCTAGCTCACCTTGCTTCGCTTTACGCATTTCTTTTCGGTGTAATTGTGAGAATGGCGTTGAATCAAATGCCATTCGGAAAAACTCTTTGCTCTGTTCTGGATTTAGTAACCCACTAGAAAGGGAACCTGTTGAAATAGTTTTTTCGATTTTTGATAAACGTTTCATTAAATCTTGATTGTTCATTGTGCTCATAGTAATAATTCCTCCTTATATTACAAGTTTAAATTTGAGAATACAGATTTTTTAATTGTTTGTTGTCCTGGTGTGAATTCTTCGTCTGGATCTAAACCTTTACGAATAGAAGCAGCATTTTCAATATTTTCAACTCGTTTTGCAATTGGATCGATTGCTTTTTGGATAATATCTGCAATTTTCTCTTCAGCAGTTTGTTCTTCTGGTGTCGGTTCTACTTCCTCGCCATTCACTTGTTTCTCAATCTTATCTAACTTAGTTGATAGTGGTTCTACTGCTTGTTTAACAATCTCTGCAATGTCTTCTACCTTCATTTCTTCTTCCTCCTCTGATGAAGCAGATTCTTTTATTTCATTAATTAAAGAAAGTGCTTCATCTAATTTCGTGTGATTCTTTTGGGATAATACTTTCCCTGCTTTTTTAATAGTTTCTAATAAAATTGCATCTGCCTGTCCGTTGCCTTCTGCTTTGGCGATGGTATACCCACCTTTAATAGATGCAAGAACTTCCTTCATATCATCAAGTGCTGCTGTCATACGGTCTATGTCGGGCTTGTTCTCCCAAATCTCCCAATAGAACACATCTTCGAATAAATCAAAAACAGCACGTAAATCACGATTTTGTTTCCCATCGATAAAACGGTCTTTTACTTCGCCTTTTGTGATTTTGTGAGTTTCACCTTTAACGAAATCCAGCATTTTTCGAATAAGCCCTTTATCTTCATGAGTAAAATCATCTGCCTTCGCGATTTCTACACGTTCACCGAATCCACCCATAGAAAAACCGGTAACTTCACCCTTTTTAATCTCTTCCCAGGTTTCTGTATCATCAACACGAACAGTCATAAGCCATGTTCCTGCTTTTACTTCTTGTTCACCAACTGTCATATCGCTTTTAGCAATCCAGTTTTCAACAACTGTACCCTTACCAGCAATTTCATCATGTTGTTTATCGATGTGTTGGTAATTTTCCATAAATGTGTAAGCAGCCTTTTCTATTTCTTCTGCGGTCATTTTGTCCCCGTGTGAATCTTCTACATCCGGTTCATATACCACACCCGTTACAAGCTGCTTCTCTTCCTCTGTTTTAAGGATTGGAACTTGCTTTGATATATTAGGTTGTTTAGCAGTTGCACTCTTCATAATGGCAAACTGACGACCATTTGCACCCTTTGTAACTAATGAAACATAACTAATATTGGCATTCTTTAGTTCATATCCCATCGTTTTACCTCCTTCCCTATAAATATTGGGGTTCCACTGTCAAAACGCATAGCAGCCAATTTAAAGCCGTATACGTTTTGACGATGAAACCCCAATCAATAGGTTTATTTCTGTTACTCTTCTGAAATCATAGTGCAGCGGCAATGAGGATGAGCTGGTGGACACATCTTTCCATTGCTAAATGGTTCATCAATATCTACCGTTTCGCCATGTAAACCACCGCACTCTTTACAAACACGCTCGTCGTTTCCTGTAAGCCATGTTTTTTTATTTCTATTTGCACCCTTATAAGCAATTAGATTGCCGTAATTCATTGCATAGGTTGTTTCTGTACGTGCAATCATCATTGCTCTGTAGTTACTGGCTTCTGACATTACATCTGCAATAGAAACACTTAGTGCATCGACACCCATTCCATCACTAAGATTCTTTAACATTACTTCCCTTAATCTATCTTTAGTAGTTTCATGAATTCCCTTTGCTAATTCAAAAGCATAAGCAGCAACCCATTTTGCAGCAACGTCACCAATTGGATCTAATACCATCCATGTTAAACCGTTTGATGCAATGGTACTTTGTACAAACTCTGTAACATCATCCTGTAGTGTGTCCGTGACTTCATCGACAAACATTTGTCGTTCCTCGTCCCAATCCACACTATCCAAGAACTCATCAACTTCGGCTTCTGCAATTACAAGATCAATCTCTTCATCTGCTTTATCAATACGAATTACGGGAAGCAGGTTTAAGAGCCTATTTCCCTGTCCGGAAAAAAATCAGCTACCTTCTTTTGCATAACCTTCTCTACTTCTTCATGCTTTTCCCTAAATGTATTAATAGCAATTATGTTCTCTTGTTCATTATCTGCAGCTTTAGTAATCGGTTCAGGCAGAGAAGATTCGGTTTTACCATCAAAGAATTTATCCCCTTCTGGTACAGGTTCATAACCTACTACTTTACGGGACTCATTCAGTTTTAATATTCCACCCTCATAACTGTCTTTTGCATACTTCAAATCTGCTTCACGATCATCCGTATCGATTTCATTTAATTTGAAATGCCAATCTAAACCGCCTAGTATTTCAGCAAATACACGGAACAATTGATTATTCAATCTATGTTCTAAGATTTCTTGACCAGGCTCTATAATAGAGCGCTTGTACATCTCATTCATTTCTTTAGCGGTTGTTTGTCCTAATGAACCTGTCATAGCCCAACCAATGCGATAAGGCGGTACACGATGGGCTACACATATCTCCATTGCGTTATCCTGCTTATATAAACGGAAACTACCTTCTTTTACGTCTGGACTGACTTTCTCTAACCTAGCGTTTGCTCCTGGAGGAACAGGAACTACGGCCAACTTATGATGTTCACCCTTAGTTTCTGCAGAGAAAAACGCTTTTAGTTCGTTTTCTGTTCCCTCATCTATTTCATCGACTCCCTCAAGGAATAGCAGAGCATCCGGAATAGTCTTACCTGTGAAAAAGTTAATGTTGTAATCTCTTACCGCTTGAGAGCCAACTATCGAACCAATAGAACTAACGTAATTAGGTATCCCGTAATAGGAAGAACGAGAACCGAATTTACGAATAACAATTACTTCTCCGGCTTTTTCTGTTCCGTTTTCTGCAATATCCTCTGCACCTAAAGGCTTACCATCAGCAAGACGGTAATCATCTGAATAACCAAACTTTTTAAACCAACGTTCTTTGTTATTTACGATTTGAGCAAAGCGTACTTTATCCTTATGAGCACGTACAGTATGACCTGGTATATGATAAAGCTCTACCGGACTTTCACCTTTCTTATCGCGAACAACTTCAATAACGCCCCATCCAACTGTTTCATAATCCTCCCATACAGCTCTAAGAATTTCTGAACTTGTCATTTCTGGGTTGCACTTCCGCATGAAATTTTTTAGCATTTCATATTGCTCTTGGCTCGCCGCTTCTTTTACTTCTTCAAAAGGCGCAAAGTCAAAACCAACACCTGCGATATCATCGACTTTCGCGCTAATGCAAGCAGAATGAATAGGATTGCTTTCCTTTATATCAAGTAGCACTTTCATATCATAAGGAGGTTTAATTAATCCTTTATCGCCATATATTTGTGCGAATGGGTCTACCGCCATTTGCTTGCTGTTGTCTTCCTTATTCTTTGGATCATCTGCTGCTTTATTAATACCAAATACTTTTACATTCTTAATTGTTTTCTTATCGCTCATATCGTTTGTATGTCCTCCTTTCTTCTATTAATAGAGAGCAAAAGAAATAGCCGAACAATAAATGTCCGACTACACTCTTTTAACCTTCCCACCCATAACTACTTTTGGTTTATAGAAGGCTAGAACTATAGCATCTGCTCTATCGGGTGATTGCAATCCACGTTTCTTCATTTCTTCTTTTCGCTCTAAGGCAATTTTACCTCTACTTGTAATTCTGTATTTGCGGCTAGAAAATTGAGAAATCATTTTTTCATCGTTTGGAATCTCCATTGTAGGTTCTTCACCTTGTATAAAAGCTTTCATATTTTCTTCAAGTATGTCCCTTACAACGGCCCATCCTTCTGCACCTGCATTATCGTAATGCTCGTCATCAAGCGGCTTCCCGTTATTAACAACTGGATATACTTTGAATGGTAATCGTTCAGATTTAATAACTTCTTTCAATCTGTCCGTAACACCACCGCCGACACCGCTATCATCGACTTTTATATCTACTCTTCTTAACTGCTTGTACTTTACCATGTATTCTTTAGCTAATTTCAATACATGGCCAGCAGTTTCCATTGTATCCTGCTTATAATGAGTTAATAATTTAAATACTTTATTCCCTATTCTTGGAGCAATTACTGTTTCATCATCACCGAATCGGGCAACGTCAACTCCTAAATCAAGCGTTTCACCAGTAGGATCTACTTTGCAAGATGCTGCTTGCTCTGCAATTTCTAATGGAATAAAAGCGTCTGCTTCTGCCTTAGGAAATTCGCCGAGTACACGTACACGCCAAACATCTGAACCCTCACCGTATTTCTTTTTCAATACTTCTATATTGTCTTTACTAGTTCGAGGGCTATCTAAGCTAGAGACTTTATGTATTTTATATAAATCTCTGTCACGATTATGAGAATCATAAAATACACCGCTTGTTTTTGTTGGGTTTCCGCATAAAAATAATTTATTTTCTGCACCAGATAAAGTACCGAGTATGGCTTCCATAATAGGATCTGCAATACCAGAAGCTTCATCACATACAAATAACATATAATCTTCGTGGAAACCCTGCATATTCTCCGGCTTCGTTGCTGTTCTAGCAGTAGCAAACCAACGTTCTTCACTACCAATCATGTATACTCGTGTTTTAGTCCATTTAAGAAGATTTTTAACTGCACTACCTTCTAACCATTTAGCTATTTCGGCCCAAAGTACAGTAAATAACTGTTCCTTTGTAGGGGCTGTACAAATAACTTTTGGGTTCGGTCTACAGCAGAGGAACCAAATAACAACAACTGACTCAAGACCTGTTTTACCAACACCTTGACCAGAACGCACAGAAACCTTTGGACTTTGTGCTAAATCCATAAGAACTTTTCTTTGCCATTCATCCGGATAAAAACCAAGCATATCTTCAGCAAACGCAACTGGATCATCCCAATAAACATCGATTATCTCCATGAATTCACTAAAAGCAGTACTACTCATTAGCTTCAGCTTCCTTTTGTTTACGTCTGCGCTCCGCTATCTTCATAAGTGACTCTTTCCAGTCTTCTGTATTCTGGTTAGTTTCGCCATCAACTTTAATAGCAGCAATTTCTTTCTTGAGTTTCTCAATTCGTAGTTTTTGTTCTTCTGTATTAGCTAACCTATCGTATTTTTCAATAAGATTTACTAATGTTGACATTGCTTTCGATTGAGCATTTAAGAAACTAGCTTGCTTATCCCAGGCGAATTGAATTTCCCATTCTTCCTCAAATCCGCTTTCGGTCAGCTTTTTCTTTCGCAGTTCCTTTGTCATGTCCTCTTTATCCCTAACAAACATGATACGTTGAGCATGAATGATTTGAGTGTACTGCAACATAATACTATCCCAAATGATTGATAATGAATCATTGTTAACTGCTTCTTTTAATTCTTCTTTCAGATCATATATTTCTTGCGGTAAATACTTTCTATATAAACCATGAGTAGCAGCATTACCATTACGCAATGGAGCAGAACCTCCGGGATTACCAACAGCATTTTTATTGCCCTTTTTAGCTCCCCCGCGATTGTTTACAGCATTCTTATTACCTTTGGGTGCTCCTGGTTTCTTTTTGGAGTACTCCGCATCTTTCTTTGGAGTACTCCGTTCATTTTTATGGAGTACTCCATTTAATTGGTCTACCCATGCATCTTTGGATTTCCATCCACCAACCGTTTTTTCACTTACAGTTTTTTCGGATGTAGACAACAACTCGGAAATTTTACGATTCGTAATATCTCCGTTATGTTCTTTAAATATTTCATACGCTTTGTTACGGTCTGGACTTCGTTGTCTGGCCATAATTACATAACACCTGCCCCCCTATCCAATTGTTTGCACTTCCTTCTCTAAACACTCAATGCATATATGAGCATTATCCGTATTTGCTTCACGGATATATGTTTTATCGAAATGAGTAATAGTTAATGGCATTTTTAATGTCCACATGCACGGCTCATTACAAACGGAGCATGTAGGAACATTTATAGTTTCTTCTTCCATTTACACCACCTCACGCTAATTGCTTTACAAAATAAAAAAGCAGCGGATGCGCTACTTTAATTTTTTCATATTATTAACACTCTAAAAACTACCTGAAGCATTATCAAATAAGATTTTAAGTGTATTTTTATATTCCGAAGTATCTTGTGGATTTGAAACAATAATTTTTGGGAAGATCATATCATTTTCACGGTAAACTTCTCCATAAGGATCATACCTATACATTCCAAATATTCTCCCTTTAACATCAATTAGAGCAGTAAATACATAATACGGTCCATTAAACCCTAACAGCTCAACATTGTGAAGAGCGTTTCCAAGAGCTTCTTCCGCCTTCGATATAATTAGCGACCCTTCAATAGGTTCAGCGTCTGTGTTGTTTTTTAAATGACGGTTTAAATAAAGCTTGTCAACAATTTCCGTAATACCTTGACGATTAATATGATGATATGATTTCCTAGCAACTCCAGCTACACCATTGAAATTAATCTTTTGTTGATGAAAAGAACTGAATAGAGGTTTCAATTCAAATTTTCCACAGCTTAAATCAGTTACAAAGAATGAATCTACAAATGATTGAATCGGCATAATATGCATGACAATTGCTGCACCATCTTCCGTTTCCCAGTATCCGTCATCTCGTTTTATTTTCATTAATCGTTCAAAATGGTATGACTCCATTTCACTTTCAACGCCTTTAGAAGCAGTAAAACGTTGCTTAATTTCTGTGTAATCTAATTCATAATTCCCAGCAGAGTTTCTAGCAACAAATTTTGCTTTATTTGCAATATGCGGCCCATTGTACGACTTTGGCACATGGATATGTAATATAAAACGCTCCCCAATAGGATAGAAGTTTATTCCGATATTCGACAACTGCGGTTCTATAGAAGTACGTAGAAAACTTTCTATACTTAATCGAAGTGCATCTTTGTCTAAAACTTCTATTCCTAAAATTTCATTAATAGCGCCTTTCTCTTCCGAAACACCTATAATTAAATCTCCGCCTTCAGTATTCGCAAAACTTGTTACATCTTTTGCAAATTCTCTCTTTACATCTCTATTTTCGAATTTCAGTTGTTGTTTGTAATCAATTCGTTTACCTTCTTCTACACCATCTTCTTTTAGCTTTATAATATCTTCTAATGTAATTTCAGCGAATGGTTTATATATCATTAACGTTCCTACCTTTCATAAATATACGGATAGTTATAAAGTTTCCTATAACACTTCTAAGTTAAAATTATAACAAACTCAAAAATATGATGTTAGTTTTTATCCGAATAAGATTTATTATGATGGAAAGCATACATTCGTTAAAATGTTGGTGGTACACCTTTATAAACTGAAATCTTCTAGTGATTTATCAATTTCATCTTGTTGAATTCCTATATAACGTAATGTAATAGACGGAGCAGAATGATTAAAGATTGTTTGTAGCATTACCACATCTTTTGTTTTTTGATAGTAATGATATCCAAACGTTTTTCTAAGCGTATGCGTTCCAATTTCATCAAGCCCTACCTTTTCAGCAGCACCATTCATGATTCGATAAGCTTGAATTCTTGTAATTGGCTTTCCCGTCTTTTTCGAAGCAAATAAACAATCCGTTTCATTCATTCCGTTTACATACTCATTTATTTTTTCTCTTAACGCTGTATTAATAATGAAACGCTTATCTTTTCCGGTCTTCTGTTCTTTAATAACAATGTGAGTTCTTTCTTTCACATCATTTACATGTAACTTCAATAAGTCACTAATTCTTAGACCTGTATTGATCCCCATTTCAAATAAAAACAAATCACGATAAGATTGGCGACGTAAAACCTCTTTCACTTCTTCTAACTTTTTCTTATCTCGAATCGGTTGCACAAACTTCATTCCTTACCCCTCCATACGTTATGTTACATTACATGTATCTTTATTATACAATATGTTACATAAAATATGGTAGTTATTTTTACAAATTGATAGAAACGTTGTTAAATCAATGTTTATCGTTAAAAACCTAATGTAACAAAATATATGATGTGTTACATTAGGGGTTTTGTAGTCCACTTTTACAGTAATTGGTTTGTGTTGAGTTTGTTTTGTTTTTATCGTAATTTACAACGCAAACCAAGACGAAGCTAGAGACAATTCAAATTTCATCAGGATCACCTTGAAAAAGATGTTGGATTGGGCGTGTGTGTAACCCTTCATTTTTGTTATAATGTAAGAATGGGTAATAAAGGTTTCGCAACATCTTATTCAACATTTACCTCTATGTATGTAAAGTAATATTCGGGCTAGTTTTGCATTTTGTTATATAATTATTACAGAGCAAATAAAAAAACGCCCATAATGGGCGTTCTCAAATAATATTATTCTATTAAAAAAATAAAATAAAAAAAATAACCCAAATGGGTTGACTTAAGTTTAAAAGTGTGATATTTTAAACTATGAATATATGCAACTATAAATGGATGTTTTTTACATGTTTTGTTAGAAACAACCGTTCTTTTTGACGGTTTTTTTATTGCCTAAAATTCACGGGGTCACGTCCCGTTTTACATAGATATCAAATAACCAGAAAGGGTGCATTGCACTATGAAAATGTTTAAACGCATGCTGCAATCATGCGAAAAAAAAGTTAAAAGTTATGTTTCACAAAAATTAAATTCCTTCTTCAATAGAAAGAATATCCTAAAAACACTCCGTGTTTGTGTTAGGACAATATTACTATCAATAGTATTAACACTATGCCCAGATTTAAACGCTGGTGTTAAAATCTCCCTCATCATCATTTGGGGATCAGCGAAATATCAAATCTTATTCTTAATCGCTGTTACTATGCTATTAATTCCACTATCAATATACGACTGGTACAAAGAAAATAACGTCAGTATTTAAAAGCTGCAACTTTTGAACACTGATAAGAGAATTGCCTCTTCTTCTGCAAAGGAAGGGGCTTTTCTTTGTATATTTTTGCTTTTAATCTGTGTTGTCCATCTAAGACTGTAGCATTTCTGCAAACACTTTTTGCAAACACTTTAAAAATCTTAAAGTAAAATTCAACTGACCTAATGTTATCATATTTTCGTCAATCTATGCAACATAAAAAAATAACTTTTTAAATTACACAGTTTTTATACGATTTAAATGCACCAAATTATCGCTTAAACGTCGTTATCTTAATTCTAACACTTCTAGGCACGTCAGAATTATTAAAACGTCTTAAATCACCTTTTTAATCGATTTTTCGATACACTCTATTATAAACCATTTTTTAATACTATATTCTGTTCTCATTTAAACCGTTACCACTTACCATATAGATCAGTAACAACTTAAAGGAGAACAGAAGCTCTCCTCCGTTTAGACCGTTTGAATTAATGAAGTTTTGAAGACTATTCTTATTGCGTTTGAAATCGAAACAACATACAGTAAGATTCGCAACATCTTACTGTACACTTTGTAAAAAATGCCTCTGTAGATTATAGGGGAGCAACACTGGGTTACATTCAATCAACAATCTACAAAAGATGGTTACGGTAACCTTCATATATAGGGGGCATTCGGGTGGCGAATTTTGTAGTTTTTTATCGAACTGGAATTTTTGCCTTCCATCGATAACAACATTCGCCCTGGATATTTAGACATTGGCGTAATTCCAAAATATAATTATTGATTACTCGTCGGTCCACCACCTTATATGCAACTCCATTACACTTCGGACATTTATTATTATCTTTTACCATTTTATATTCCTTCTTTCTTATATTATTTAAATACAATTTAGTTCTACCCATTTACTAGCAACTTTGTCAACATAAAAAAAGACCCTTCTCAAATGCAGAAGAGACTTTCACTTAATTGTTTACCTATTTTATTATCTGCTCGCAGCAGCGTCTTTTTAATCGTATTTCTTGTTACTCCCATCATTACCGCTATTTTCTCTTGGGTAAAACCATTCCCTCGTGACATAATATAAACTTCTCTCTCATTATCCGTTAATGTAGATAATGCATCTTCTAGCTGTATACGATCCCATTCAGAAATAACACTCTCTTTCACTTCTGTATCCCATTCGTACACTGACATTACAGTACTACGTACATATCTTTGCATTAATAATGGGTCACATGGCTTCTCACGCTCATATGCAGCTCTACGTTCAATCCCTCTTGTTTTCCCTGGCTGTTTAGCAGTACGCATCCATTCCAGAGCATAATTAATATCACTAATCATTTCGTTTATAATACTTATATCCTTTTCTGTTACGCCCACCTTAGATGCTTCTAATTTCTTTCTTGTTTCGGTATACTGCTCCATTAAATCTTGCATTAGCCAGTTTCCTCCTTTTATATAAAAAGAGGACGCTGAATTATATATAGGAAGAAACTCGTTCCTAGACATAATCAACGCCCTCTAAATGTGGACTATTAATTTCATTGTTTTTAATTTATCTTTCTAGTATGGTATGTGAAATTTTATAGTAAACCTCTCTTTCTCAACTGCAATGTAATTTGGGATCCTTCTGATACTTTTAATACTTCCGCTATGCATTTATATGTCATTCCTGTTTTCCTCATTGCTACTGCTTTTACACAAAGCTTATCCCAATCTTTTGTAGTTCTCTGCTTCTTTACTTTTAATCCATATCTTCCACCTAAACAGATTCCTAATTGATTCATACGTTTCCCTATTTCACATTCTCTCCAACAAAAGTCACCTTGCTTCGAATAACGGCGATCACATTCTTTGCAGTATTTATCTTGTAAATTGAGAACTTCAATACGTATTTCTCTTTTATTCACATTTACATCCCTTTCCATCAGCTGCAGTGTGGCCATTCTAATTTATCGACATGCAGCAGGTAATCAACCGGCGCACGATCTGTTTGCTCTACTATATATGCACGTTTATTAAATTCATCTCTTGGAATGGATTTACGACCAGCATCATATAACATTGCGTCATAATATTCTGCTACTAATGAAACAGGAACGAAATAAATAACGTGGTCTGTTCTGAATTCTATTAAAAAGAAACAAATCGCTCCCTGGTCTTGTGTATCCTTTAAATAGTCAATTTGATGTCTGCTTATATTGTCTAATGGAAACCGAGTTGTTTCCGTTGTAGACTTGGCTTCAAAATAGACCGCTCTTCCTTTATATACACCATCATAATCTACTGTAGATTTACTTCCCCACGCACTTTTCGTTATATTACCTGTCTTATCTGTCTTTATTACTTTTATCGGTGTAGGACGTTTATTAAATACCCCTACATTCGCTGCCTTATACATTCGACACGTATTGTTTAATAGCAATTCAAATGCCATTCCTCTATTTCCGTAACCCATGCTGCTCCCTCTCTTTCTATTTAATAACTCCGCTTTTTACAAATATATTTCGCCATGCTGTATTTGTTCTATCTTTATCGAATTCTTTAGCGCGCCGCTTAATATATCTTTTGATTTTTTGTTTCTTACGATTTGCCATTACTGCTATTCCCCTTTGTTCATGATTTTGTAACAGATGTATACAAGTTTGTGTGTTACACTAAATTCATTCGAAGATGTCATTCGTTATTAATTCGACAATTATTAATACCCCATCCCCTGCCCTAGCTCCCCTGCTAGGGCTTTTGTTGTTAAAATAACTATTTTGTTTAAATTCACCTTAATTCATACCAAGTTTTCTTAACATTCGAATTAATAACTGTATAATGTAATTAAACTATTTGTATGAGAGGTGATTATTATGAACTGGAAAGAAAAATACAATCCAAAGTATCTCTTTTACCGCGTGTACAGTTATATTTATAAAGCCCTTGATGATATATCATGGTCCTTAAAATAATTTAGATTGTTATGAGTACACATTTTCTGTGTGCTCTTTTCACATTTCAATAAAATAACGCTTTTGTTAAAAACGAACGTTTAATGGATCCATCAGCTGCTAACCTAAGTCAAATACCGAACATTAATACATATTGTTTGCTTCCATCCAGTTTTCACGTTCTGCTTGTGCAATCATTTCTTGTTCCGCTTCAATTTCTAAACGTTCCTGTTCGCTCCATTCATTGGCCATCTTTATCCTCACCTTTCTTAACAAAATTCAAATTGTATAATACTTTGATTTAGCACCACGTACTGTTGCAGCACGTGGTAAAAAGCATCTAGCAATATACAAGGCTTCATCTTCATCCTTGGCTTTTATATCTACAGTTAGTTCTCCGATCATAGGAGGGATTTCATATGTAACTACGAACTTATGCATATTAATATCCACTCGCTTGACGTACAAAATTTTCTTTATTCTTTTCTTTATAGGCATGTACAACATCTTCAAACTTATATCCGTACAAATAGCAAAGACGGAAGAAAATGCCGAATGCTTTATGTAAATGGGATAATGCCACACTTAAATCTCTGTATTGGCACCATGCTCTTTTAGCCGTTAAAATATCCTGCATGTACCATTCAAATAGCATGTTTACACTTAATACATTTTTCTTCATGATGTATTGTTTAGAAAAACCGGATACAAGTTTTCGCTTTAATGTATGACGATTCAGTTCAATCACAATATTCATTAAGAAATGGAAGCCATCAACTAATTCTTCTAATAATCCATCTTTTGGCGTTCCGAATCCTGTGCTCCACATTTTAAAGGCCCTTGTTTCGTTCCAGGCTTCACCTATCTCCACCAGTAATGCACGAAACAACATATCTAACTTATCGTTACCTTTGTAACCAATCTTTTTATCTAGCTCTTTCTGCATTTCGAACAACTCTGTAATATCAAATGTTTGCTGTGTTTCTTCTGCAGTAATGATGTGTAAACTTGAAGTATGTCTCATAGCGCATATACCCCTTTACGATAGTCTTTAATAATTTCGCCATCATCATTGAAATAAACAATCTCCCACTGTGGATTAAATCTAAATTTATGAGGGTCATCATCCAGGACGATGAACAAATCATTTTTGCAATTCCCGACAATCGTCCCTTTTCTTCCCTGGACTTCGACACGCATTCCACGTTTAGCAAATGGTATTCTTCTGAAATTACACATCTTTCGAAACGGCTCTTCTTTGCCGAACAAGGTTGCTATATCAACTACGCCTTTATATTCACAAGTAATAAATGGTGCTAACTGCTCATAAGGCATATTGATAATCCCTTGCTTTTTTAGCTGCTTATAGAAATGATATTTTGCCATCTTTTCATTTTCATGCGTAATAATGTAATTGCAGCGCCAGTATGGAAGAATAGTTGAAATATGATACTTATATGTACTTTTCATCATTCACCCTCCTGGCTAACTAATGAAACATTTGACCAATCAAGGATGGGGCTTTCTTCTACTCTTTCCTCTGGTTCTAATAAGAATCGCGCTGACTCATTGCAATTTGTACATGTAACTTGAATTTCTTTTTCTTTTGTTTGGACCATTACTCCCTGGATTCCGTTATCCTTTGTAGCAATAATAGGTAGTACTGCAGCATCCCCGTTTTCTTGCTCCGCTCTATCTAATTCAGCTGCTACATTCATTCCACATTTACATTTAATTTCAAATTTCATGATTCCCGTCTCCTTTAATTGTTTAATGATCGTTACAACAAGTAAGACCGCCAATTCTAGCTCGTCCAATTCCCACAACTGGCGGTCCTTTGTCCTGTAACACTCTAAAGCTATTAACTTTCCAATCAATTTCTCTTTACGCAATATCTTGTTTCACCTTTTAAATTCATAATTTTCCAAAAACAACCGATGCATCTTATACCAAGTCACCCTGCTGCATCTTCTGCAAAGAATAGAACTTCTAAATCTCGCGGTTCTACCTCATATGTTTCATCCGAATTATTTACTAACACCGTTACGATACCCGTATCTTTATCTTGATGTCCTACAGTTAAAACACGGCTATCATCACTAGCGAAGTCACCCGAATGAAATTCATTATTTCTTCTCTTTTTCTTAGCGAAGACTCTGCGGCGCTCTTCCCAATATTGCTCTCGCTCTGTGGCTAGACGACACTGATCTGCATATTGCCATCCTTTATCGCCTATACCTGCTATGTCACAATTTCCCCATACGCCTAAAATTTTAATACGACCATTCTTTTTATCGACTTCCATCGCTTTAACTTCAGCAAACATTGTGTAATCTTTGCATTCAAATACTACCCAATCACCTAGTTCAAATGGTGTTTTAATAAACTGTGGTACTGGTACAATAACTGCTACGATTTTCATTTTTACCCCTCCAAATATTTAGTTACATATTGCGGTTTAAATCCGCTATCAAAATAAATTCGTAATGGCTGCGGTTCCTCGGATTCCCTAGCGGCTTTGCAAAGTTCCTCTGCTTCATCCCAAAAGAAACTTTTATCTTGTGCTCGTCTATACCGCCATAACGCTGTTACATAGTCGATGTACATATCAAAGTGATTATCCTGCCTTACGGAGCGCGGAAGCTCGTCCGAACTCCATACATCACATGGAATAATTGCAAGTACATCAGCGAATCCTACGCGTCCTGGCAAGTGCTTCACATGTGATTCTTTTATATCAAACGGTTGTGTCTGTTCCGTAACTTGTATATCTTTTGTATTTTTCATTACTGCAGTTGTATTAGAGAGATCATCCAGCAAGAATGTCAGTTGCTCCGTCATGGTGATCACCTTCTTCTAAATGCAGCGTGTATACAAGCTGTCTATCTATCAATGCACCGATAACTGCATTCATCCATAAATGGCTACTAATTTTCTTTTGCAAGTATTGTAGAATCGATAAAATTTCATTTGTAGAAAGCGATACGAATACACCCAATTTCTCCTGGTTAAACTTACCTCCACGCTTTTCAATCTCTAAAACTATTTCATTTTCTTTCACGTATCGTTCTGCTTTAACCAAATCAAATTCGCGTACTTTATTCATTCCATATCCTTTTATAAGAACCGTTAACATATCTTTAATTACTAACGTTTCAACTACTTTTAATTTAAGTTCCATTTCACCACGGCAAGACTTACATAACGTTTTTTCGCATCCCTCGATATGCATACTTTTTACATCAGTAGATGGAATTACCTCACTACAGATATCACACCATTCACTATTATCGAACAACAAATCATTCATTACTTTCAGCTCCCTACTTTATAGTTTTTATTCATTTAATCTATTAATCTTTATATTTTTATAAATGCACATATTTTTGGCCGCTAGTGCATTTATCATGTTATAATTGCAAATGTAAATTTATTTCCTAAATCCTTTTTGAGTATCCATTTTCGCAATGGATCTTTTTTTTATGCATTTTTTCTTATTTGTTCTACTACTTTTGGATTACCGCCTAGCGATTCCAGGTGATTCGCTACTTCAAGAACATCTTTCCGTTCTTGATTTCTTTTCTGTCTTTCCTTGTATAATCCAATGAGTTCTTTCTCTGCTACAGCAGCTTCTTCTTTTTGTTTACTGCTTAGTTCTTTTAACTCCAACGCTGTTGTTACCTCGCGATTACTCATCGCTCTATTACTCTGTTGTTCTAACATTTTCTGATTCTGCATGTATTCACGTAACTGCTTTTCTAAATCACCAGCTCTTTGTACATGCTCTGGAAGCACCCTATTAGCTAACCCCATCTATTTCACCTCAATTCCAGCCGCACCGTTTAGCGATGCAGCTGAAAGTTATATAAATTGCTGTTACGCAATGATAAATACTTTTTTGTTTTTGATTTCTTCTGCTAGTTTTTCAGTTAAATAGTTTTTGATGTTTTCAATCGCTTGTAACTTCCAAGCACCACCATCAGCTTCAAACAAGGCACATTTCGGGCCATTCTGCATTCTGAATACGAATGGGCTTACTGGCTGTTCAACTTCAACGAATGTACGGTATGGCTGTAACATTACAGGGTTTGGCACTACTACATTTGCTCTTGTAGCGACTCCTGTTTGAGCAACTACAGATTGAGAAACACCATCATCACCAATTTGATTCACCGCTTCTTCTCTGATATTCCCTACCACTTTAAGTGTCACATCACGATCATCGTTCTTTACAAACGCAGATTGTAAGCTGATATTAAAATTCTCCGCATCATGGAATCGTTCAAATGTAAATTGTGGCGTAAGAGCTTTAGCTTCCATAAAAACACTACGGTTATAATCATCATTAACTTTCGTGAAGCATGAAACGTTTTTAGGATTTTCAACATGGATCATTAAAGGATGGTCTCCATCAAACTCTGATTTGATGTAATCTACTAATCCAGAAAGGCTGTTAACTGTAATTCCCACTGCTGTTGGTTCCTTTACCGCATATAACGGTTGAGTAGAATATGGACGATCATTAACCTTTTCAATTTTTACTCCGGCTGTTTCTAATAGGTACTCCATTGCTTGTTTAATCATTTTTTATTTCCCCTTTACGATTTGTTAGTTTGTTTTTGTTTTACGGAAATCTACTACTCCATTTTCCGTTGAGGCTTCCTCTGGTTTGACTTTTTCACCTATATCGTTAGCGACATCTCCCTCCGTATCGATGTAGTATTGACCTTTTACACCGGAAGCAAGTTCTTGCCCAACAATTTGCCCACTATTATCACGGCCCATAAGAATTTTCGAACCTACTTCTATAGTTGGTGCTAACTTAGATTTTGCTTGCACCTGGCAATCCCAAACTTCACGCTTTTTATCACCAGTAATTGAAAGTGTTAACGTGATTGTTCTTGGTTTTTTGGGGTCCGTGTTTGGATCAGACATATTTTCTAGTACGCGTTCGAATTCCGCATCAAATCTTTCTGCAACTGCTCCATCTGCGAAACTATTTAAATCTATTGTCATTTTTAAAACCTCCTATATTTTGCTTATATTAGTCCTGGTCGCCAAGCTTTTAGATAAGTTAAAGCTTCTTCAAAATCTTTTTCTTTCGTATCGCGATAACTCGGAACTACAAAAGCCATTTTAAAATCTTTCCATGCTCGACTATGTAAAAATCTTTTATCTTCAAACGCTTGGCGAATTTTCGGTTCTTCTCCCCAAAGCTTTTCAACTCGACGCAATTTCGCGTTTAGTAACGTTGTTTGCTGATAACTATCAATTGTCATCTTTTCATTTAACTTGTTCTCAATTGTTTCTAATCGTTCATCTTGTTTCATCATTTCAGATGAAATCGTGTGAATCATTTTCAGTGGCGACATTTGTTTTTGTTGATCATTTTGTTTTTGGATGTGTTCCTTCATCCGCTTAAATTCTTGAATAAATTTGATTTTCATTTGTACAGCTTCTTTTGTGTTATAACTCATAACAACTAATGTAAAAGCTTCTTCTGTTAAATTGTATTTAGGATATTCTTTCCCTCGATTTCGATAATTTGACTCCTGAAAATTTAGGAGCGAGAATTCATCTCCTGCATAATCCATTTGAGTGCGAATATCAGACATAACATTGTCATGCCGTTTAACAAACATCTCTGCAATCGTTAGGCTATCTGTTACAATTGCATTCCCTTCTATAAATACCAATTGACTAACTGGCGGTTGAATTATTTGCAGCTGGCTCATAATCGTTATGAAACCTCCTTCATATCTAGAATTTTTATGATCTTCGCTCTAACATTCTTACCTTCTCGTTTATCTCGAAGAATGTCTGATAGGTACGCACTAGATATTCCAAGCAGTTTTGCTAATTCTTTTTGCGGCATATTTTTAGCGAATAGTGTTGCTCGAACCTTCATGCCGAATTCATTTCTCATTCTATTCACCTCTTTTAGATAATAAGCTAATTTTTCAGCTTATTATTGACTGAAAATATCCAATATGATATTATTTATTCATAGCAAATAAACATACATTTATAGCCTTTATGCGTTGGGGAACGTGACTTTTGGCTTCTATTTTGTAGTGTTTTAATGGCTAAATAAATAGCTTATGAACACATTGTAATATCATATTGGATAATAGTCAACTTTAAAATATCCAATATGATATTATTTAACGGTTCATGCATACAAGGATGGTTTATATGACTGTTGTTGATGTGATAAAAAGATTATGTAAAGAACAAAAAATAACTATCGCTGAACTAGAAAGAAGAATTCAATTATCTAATGGACAGATTAGAAAATGGGAGAATCAAACACCAGGGATAGATAAAATTCAAAAAGTAGCTGATTATTTTAACGTTTCCGTTGATTATCTATTGGGAAGAACTGAACAAAAAATTAAAGATATTACTAAAGATGAAGAGGGTTTTACCGAAAAAGATCAAAAAGACATCGGAAAAAGAATGGAAGAGATAAGAAAAGATCTGACAGACACTGACGGATTAATGTTTTCAGGTGAACCCCTTACTGAAGAAGCTTTAGATTCATTAATGGATGCAATGGAGTATATTGTAAAACATACTCAAAAGATAAATAAGAAATACATCCCGAAAAAATATAGAAAAGAATCAGAGTGATTCAGGGGAGGGAGAATCAATTGGGTTATTACGAAAAAGACACAGCATTAGACCTAGCAGAAAAATATAATACAACAGACCCTTTTGAAATAGCTGAACATTTAAATGTTCATATTTTTTATCAAGATTTGCATCCAAGTATAATGGGTTTTTATAAATATAATAAGAAAAACCAGTATATCTGTATTAACGAAAATTTAAGTATCGACGAACAAATTGTTACTTGCTCCCATGAATTAGGCCATTGTAAAATGCATAAACATGTCAATACTCCATTTTTACGCGCTAATACGTTTCTATCTGTAGATAAATTTGAAAGACAAGCTAATTTATTTGCAGTGGAATTGTTACTGCCCGATGAGGATTGGCATGCATATGCAAAGGAGTTTAAAACTATCGATGCAATCTCTCATCATACAGGGATTCCAAAAGAATTATTATTACTAAAACATCAAAAATTAGTATGTTGTTATGTTTAGTCCTCCCTGGACTTTTATTTTTAAGCACAAAACGAACATATATTCTTTATAAGAAAGGATTACCACAATGATTATCAACTTAGATGATTTCAGAAAAGCAAAGCAGCTGAACAAAACGAATACTATTCAAATGACTAAAGTCCCTATCTTTGATCGTATCTTTATTGAGAATAATGAACTAGTAGGCGAAATAAAAGGAAGCAAAGAGAAAGTTATTATTAAAGATTTGGAGCAAAAAAACAAATAACAGTAATTTTCAAATTAGTAAAAGTCATTATATCTCTTTTTTATTTACACAGCATTACGTTATATAACTATATATTAATGAATTACTTGTTATAATTAACCAAGAACTCTAACTTTTCTAATAGAGAGGAAAGGATATTATGGGATTTAAATTTCGTAAAAGCTTTAAAGTAGCTCCTGGCGTAAAAGTAAATCTAAGTAATAAAGGTGTTGGTGTTAGTGCTGGTGTAAAAGGTGTTCGTGTTAGCACTGGACCATCTGGCTCACGAATAACAACCTCTATTCCAGGAACAGGTTTATCATATGAGCAAAGAATAGGAAAAGGAAAAAGCTCTAAGCAACGAGAAGTTACTACACAACATGCACCTTCTCCTATGATGAATGAGCAAAAATATAATAAAGTTAAAGCATTAGATCCAGTAAATGAAACCCAAACTTTCACTGTTACCGCTCTTCGTACAAAGGATAGCAAATCGAACTCTGTTGCTAGAAGGTTCATGAAGCCACTTGCAATCATTACAGGTATATGTGCAGTTCTTTTCTTAGTTATGTTGCTTGTTGTTCCGGCGCTAATATTAGCTGCGATTTCCTTCATATGCTATAAGAATATAAAAACACCACATGCAGCTGTATGCCCAGGATGTAATACTGAAAATCTATTAATTTATAAAGAAAAAAAGATTACTTGTCGCAAATGTAAGAGTACTCTTCATATACAGAAATAAAAGGCATTCTAATTGAGTGCTTTTTTGTTATACATTTCGACAATATATGACAATATATAGATAAATAGTTTGTTATAATGTATAAGGATTTATTTACATTAGGAGGAACGAACTAATATGTTTAAAAAGTTATCAGTATTTCTTATTGGCGCTCTGCTATTATTCGGTTTAACAGCTTGTGACAGCATTAAATCAATGGCAAGTGATGTTACAGTTGGGAAAGTAATCGAAGAGTTTAAAGCTGCAGGTTTAGAAGCAGAAGAGCCTACTGATCTACCACAAAAAGAGTTTGGTAATACTAGAAAAGACGCAAAACGTATTCTGGTACCAGCTTTAGGAGAAGATAGCGGCGGTAGATTATTCGAATTTAAAAACAAAGAAGATCTTGAACAGGCTAAAAAGTACTATGATGATTTAGGGAATGGTAATCAAATGTTATTCTCTCATACTTACGCAAAAGGTAATTTCCTTTTACAAATGAATGGTGAAATGGAAGATGCCGAATTTAACAAATATAAAGAAGTCATGGACAAAAAAATTAAGTAGGTTAATGAATCCGTTTTCATTTTCCGAAAAATATGATAAAATTGCATTTGGATGAGAGTCCATATACATATTATTAAAATTAAAGTGGTTTTCAAGTCGAAGAACGGCACTCATTTGAGTGTCTTTTCTTTTATCTGATTATTTGTTATGATATGACTAGAGTATGACATCTAACTGAATTGCATAAAATAAAAGAAGAGATGCGCTAACATCTCTTCCAGTAACTGCTACCGCAAGGTGGTTGGTTGCTAAAATTTAATTACTTTCTTTTAGAACCGCCCTTACGCTTGCCGGCTTTCGGGGCGGTTCTTTTATTTCTTTTACTGCTAATTTTTTTGACTAGCTCATTTGCACAAGCTGTCGCAAATACTGTAAGAAATACTTTCACAGCATCGTGCAATAAATTAAATAAAGAATCCATTCGGTCACCTCCCTTCTCTCTAAAATCAGAGAAAGGATAGCAACCTCCCGCCCTTACAATATACAGTTAAATATAGTCTATCACACTATCCTATTAGAATAAATATCATTGGAATTTACTTCAATTACACCGATTTTAAAATAAATAGTATTCAATCTGTGGATAACCCCACTTATCCACAGAAAAAGCCCGACATTTATTGTCGGGCTTCTCTTTTTCTCTTCTTTTTTCCACAAACTTCTGCTATCATTAAAAGAGTAGATACATAAATTGCAAATGTAAATTTTTTATATAAATTAAAAATAAAAAAACCCCGACAGAATTTTCGAAGTTGCCGTAAGTTTGGCCGCCTACTACCAACTTTCGAAAATGAGAACGCGAGGTTTGTTATCACATATTTAAATTGCTATTTCTATTAATATGATAGCATAAAAAAATATGAATAACAATCCTCTAATTTCTTGCACCCATTTTTTAGTCGGGGTAAAAATTGGAGGATTTTTTATTATGTCTAAGAAATTAAAACGAGCAGTAATTAAAGAAGAATTAGTTGCATTAACAGGTGATTTTAAGAAAGCTGTTTTATTAAATCAATTAATCTATTGGAGTGAACGTGTTGGAGACTACGATCAATTTATAGAAGAGGAAAAAAATCGCGCAAGAATGGCTATGAACGAAGAAGAAAGAAAACGCGGTGAACTCTATGAACAAATTGAACTTGCGCACGGATGGATCTATAAGACAGCAGACGAAATGAGCGAAGAGACAATGTTAGGTATGAGTAAATCTACCATTGGTCGTCATTTGGAATATTTGTTAAAAAATAAATGGTTGGAACGCCGAAATAATCCTCATTGGAAAGGCGACAATACATACCAATACAGAGTGGATATATTAAAAATCCAAAAAGACTTATTCCAGTTAGGTTATTTCTTAGAAGGTTATAAATTTAATGTTGCTGAATTCCAAAAAGAAATCACGGAGTTTCAAAATGAAACTCCGAAGTCTCAAAATGCAACTGACAGTTCTAAAATAGAACAATCAGTTGCAAAACAGAACGGACAATTTCAAAATGAAACAACATTACCAGAGATTACTTCAGAGATTACTTCACAGACTACATCAGAAAGTAATTATTCCTCCTCTTCTAGTATAGATAATCTACTTAATATAGTAGACGGTCTACAATTAGAAAATGATGAAGAGGAAGAATACATAAACACAATGTCTAATTTCTTTTATGAAATTGTTGTTAAAAGATTACATGAAAGAAAAGTATTTGCTAAACGTGAAGAGTTCATTGAGATATTAAAAACATTACAAAATAAAAATGTTCGTATCGCAACTATGAAACAAGTAGATAAAGCTATTGATGAATTTTTGAAAGATGTTAATGAACGTATAAACACATCGGATCCTGTACGTGTTCCTGCAATATACTTTGCTGGTAGATTAGAAATGATTGTAAACAGAGAAAATGCTGCCAATAGAGCAAAAGAATATATCCGTGAAAATAAATCGAAATTTGAAGGTAAGGTCTTATTTTATAATTGGTTAGAACAATAAAAATAGGGAGATGTATTCTATGATTCAAACGTTGTCTACATTACTTACTAAATATTATATAAAAGCTGGTTTTACTGCAGAAGAATATATTGTACTTAATGCATACTTAAACCATTCGAAAGTCAACCAAGAAAAACATGACTTGAAAGAAGTAGCCGAAATGACAGGGAAATCACTAAGTGAAGTATTAGATGTTTTAAAATCACTTTTTGAGAAACGGCTAATTGTAAGTGAACCAGAAAAAGAAAAAATTAATCTGATGGCATTATATAAAATATTAAGTGCTGTTGAGCTCGAATCAATGTCAATTAACGAAAGAATAGCAGACAGTATTGATCATTATACTCGTTTTGCTTATCATTCAGACGACAATCATTTTGGACAAGTGACACTAGTACCTTTTGCAGAAGGCGGTATTGCAGTCGCAACAGGTACTGAAAGTAAATTTGGTAGTTTGATGTGGTCACATAACGACATGAAGAAGTTAGTAGAAGAAATCACATTTTTCCTAGAAAGTACAGGAGAAGAATGGATTGAAGAATATAACCAAGACTTAAAAAAGAAAATAGATTTAAAAAAAGAACAGCAACAAATTGCTTATGAAGAACGAAAGGCACAAAAAGAACAACCAGCAAAACCAAAACATGGATACGTATTATTAATTCGACTGTACCCTTCTGGACACTATAAGTTTACTTATACGGTATCTAATGATTTGATTGGGAAAATTAATCGTTTAAAAGAAGAGCACGGTCATAATGTGGAGATTGTTCATTCAGTAGAAACCTATGACACAATGAAATTCTATTATCAATTTGCTAAAAAACAATTTAGTAATAGATTGGTAGAAAAAACAATGTATCAATTAACAGAGGAAGACGTACAGTTTTTCAAAGATGAAAAATACCCAGCGAATGCAATGGATTGGCTAGAAGGTTCGCGTGTGAAGTAAAACTTTTATTTTTAATAAAAGCATATGTTTCAAAATACCTAATGGAGGGATACACATGAGAAAAGTAGATGTAGTAGTATCATTAATTGAATTAGAAAAAAATATATTTAAAGCATTAAATCCGCTTGAGGCAGCAGGTTTGGATTCTATTTTTGAAGTATTTTCTATGCTAGATTTTGAAGATGCAGCTAACATTTTACTTGAAAATGTGTTTAAAGATATCTACTTTGAAAATATACAACACTTTCGATTCGGAACAGAAAATAAAGAAGAATTTACAAATCGTCTATTAAAAATTAAACCAGAACTTTCTTGGCTTATATCACAAGATGAAGCATTGAAAGTTATTTCTGTTTTATTAGATATAGAGAAAGAAAGACACGAAATCTATATAACGTTTGCTAACCTTGGTGTGGAATTCGATATTCCAGAAGCAATGGATTGTGTTCATAATTTTATTATTGAATTAGTAGGTTATAACGTTGGAGATGGGGTTTATGGGTATAACGATGACAAGCTTGCAAAACAAGAAGTATTAGATCTTATTTCCGATAAGTTAAAACAAAAAAGTGAATAAAGAAGATTCAAAATCTGATTTGGTTAGATATAACAGAAAGGAATTTACATATGTCATTTAGCACAGAACTTATTAATCAAAGTACAAATAATTTAGTGAGTCATCTTGCAATATTATTTGTTCCTCCACTAATTGTCGTAATTCTATTAGCATTAATAGTACGTAGATATTTTTATGGAAATTTTACAAGACAACTATTTGGCCCTGCTGCTGCATGTATAGTTGTATGCTGGATATGGTTTTATATGTCTAAATTAATGTAGTGAAAATTAAAATTATTTATTCTGGTACTATATAAATTCGTAAGAAATTGCACAAAATAGAAATATAGTCCACATTGTGGTAAGGATTACCATGGTTATAGTATAATAACTATACTAGTTAGGAAAGGAGGTATAGCTGTGAACGCCAATGACTTAATGGCTCTAGTTAAGTTTTTCATTGGGTTGTTACCAGCTGGGTCTATTACTACAGTTGTAAGTGCATTAATTGCTGTAGCTGCAGTTGTTTTTGGTCTATGTTATTCATACCAATTTATTAAATCTATGGCTTTGGATAACGAGAAAAAAAGACTGGAAAACCAACTCTTGGAACAAAAGTTGATCCAGTCAGCTAACAACACTGCTGGGACAAACGCTCCAACGAATGGCCCAGATACAACTCATTAAAAACTTAACAAGAGTATAAACCAAAAGTAACATTCTATTCAACCAATGAGGATAGTTGACGCTATCTTCATTGGAAATGTTACTTAATAGTCATTATAACACGTTCACATACACATTATGCATAGTTGGAAGAAATTGCTCATTGTGTGGAGTTTAATCTTATTGATCACATTCTTGTGCTACCAATTGTCTAAATCTATCCTAACAAGTACAATGCTGTTAATTAGTGGGGCAGCGGTCAGTGTCATCGTATTAACCCACATAGGAACAAAATTAATGAAACACACTTGAAGGAGGAGAAAGAAAAATGAAAAGGATCAATCGTAGAATACCCATTCCCATATGTAAATCATATACAGTTTTGATATTTTGAATTAAACAATCTAATAGAATCACATAACTTTTTATAATAATAGGACAAGCTTGGTATAACAAAACTATTTTGAAAACAACATAATAAAAATAAATTAGGCGGTGTTTATCTTGAGAAAAACGTAAATTTATAAGTATATAATTTTAAGAAGTATTGGTAATCAACAACTATTAATTAATAGTTCATAGTCTATAATCTATTGGGTATGAAAAGGGAAGGTCGTGACTGCGACCTTCCCTTTTTTCATATTTAAACAAAAAATTGGTAATTTCTAATTTAAATGTGTAAAATCAAAAGACGGATTATGTAAATAACCGTAACTCCAAAAACAAACGATGAGAAGGCAGGCGAATGTAATTGGGTGAAATTTTCGAAAAAAAATTCAGGTACGGAAAGAACATGGCTAAAATCGGCTGGGAAAATCATGTAGAAAGTGAGTTGCCGGTTTCAGGTTTACGCCAATTTGGATATATTGCAGGATATAAAGATGCAGCAGATGAACTTGTAGAGCAATATGAATATAATGAGACTTTTGTTTATCCAATAGTGTTTATGTATAGGCACTACTTAGAATTGTTACTCAAAAATTTAAATGCCCAACTAAACAATCCTGTCGATTTTTCAGGTCACTTACATGATATTAAATTCATTTGGGACAAAATGTACCCACAAGTCAAAGAACAGCTTGATTTAAAGACATCACATTTAAATCATATTAGAAATATAGTCTATGCATTTGCAGGCATTGATCCTAAATCATCAAACTTTCGCTATTTTTGGGGATATGGAAATAAGCAAACTCTAAAAGGCGAAATATCAATTGACTTGCAAAAATTAAAAAAAGATATAGATAAAGTTGATTTTTATTTTTACAATACTTACGCAATGTAAAAAGTACCATACAAGTCAGAGTTTATTGCTCGACTTGTATGGTACTTTTTATGTTATTTGGATTTCTTATTGTCAAATAAAGTAGATATTTCATCATCAATAGAATCTTTTCCATATTCAATTTTATTAAATAAGTCATTGAGCATTTTTCTTAAAGCTTGAATATTATGAGCTAAACTACCATCCATGCCAGCATGTGATATCTCTTGAATTCTTCCGCTTTCCAATTGATTCAATTTATTTTTAATCTCTAAAACTTCTGTGGAATATGCATTCTTAACATTAATTAACTTTTCTTTTTTCATTATGTATCACCTTTATATTAATAAATTTTTATATCCCCTATATAAAAATTTCACGTACTGTATGTTAAATAATAAACTAAATAATAGTTTTCAGGGAATACTGTAACATTTCGACGAAGACAAGGGTTTCCCTCCTACCATAACGAATGTTATAACACGAGGTGATGGTGCTATGACAGATAAAACAGACAGCTCTCAATCTATATATGTCAGCAAAGACGTAGCGACGATGCTCAAAATTCAGGAGTCTACTTTACGCAAATATTGCATCATGCTCGAGGAACACGGATACCACTTTCACAAGAATGAGCATGGTCATCGTGGTTTCATGGATAACGATGTTATAACACTAAGGAAGTTAATTGAAATTAAATCACACCCTGATATGACGTTAAAACAGGCTTGTAACGCAATCATGACATGGGTTAAAGAAAAAGATATGTCAGAGGTTGATACGGATGTTATAACGGAAAATGAGCAACATGACGAGCGATATGACGAGTTGAAGGAAATGATTCAACAACAAAATAAAATGCTAAAACAAATGGCAAAGAAAATGGATGAGCAACAACGTTACATTGATGAGAGATTAGAAAGACGGGATCAGCAACTCATGGGCGCTATACGTGAGATGCAGGAGGAAAAGCGTGTACTGTTAGAAACTGCAGCAACAAATAAAAAACCTTGGTGGAGATTCTGGTAAAATTATAAATATATTGTAAATGGAGGAAATCTAAATGCTTTGCGTTATGTTATTAGAGAATGGTCTAAGAGAAAATTTGCAACATCCATATGAATTATATGTTCAAACTTATACTGAAAGAATATCTCCGGTTTTCGACAACATAGACCAGGAAGCTGAGGAGATTGCCAAAAACGCTTATAACAATATGATGATGAACGTGGGGGCTGGGTATGAAGACTATGATCCCGGTGACTTTGCAGATGATGCATGGCAATTTGGTATAGATTATTATGAAAATGTTTCGTTAATGAGATACAACACAAAGTTAATGTGGGTTTCTACAATGTATCAATTTTGGGAGCAACAGGTTAGAAGATTTTTATATAAAGAAATGACTGGCAGCGGCTATAAAGCTCTTAATAAAAAACAGCAAGAAATAGAATATAAAGATTTTTGTGTAAATATTATTAAAATAAAGGAGTTCTTTCTTGGATTTAATGTTGATGTTACGACTTTATCCTGTTGGGACAAAGTAAACGAGCTAAGATTACTAACAAATGTAATAAAGCATGGTCCAGGTGGCTCCGCTGAAGATTTATTGAAAATCAGACCAGATATTTTTGATTCTTCACATGTATCAACTAATCTATTAGATTTGTATCAAACTACTTTAAACCATGTGGTTATTAATATAAGTGATGAAGATTTCAAAACGTATGCAAATGCATTGACTGGTTTTTGGGGAGAGTTACCAGATAGAATGGTGTCGTACTAAAGAATATAAAAAGTTAAGAAGGTTGTTTACGGTAATAATCTAATTATATTTTATGGAGATCCTTTTAAAGGATCTCTTTTTGTATAAAGTGTTATTAACTATTATATAACGGTTATATAACTGTTAATAAAATGTTGAAAAATATCTCTGTTTGGTATAAAATTGAGTTAACATTATATAAGCATTACATAACTGATATATAAGTATTGATAATTTAAAGGAGTCGATAAAATGACTAAAGTATTCGCAATTGATCATGGGAATGGCGCTGTAAAAATGCGTACAGATGTGTTTAAAAAGACACTTCCAGCAATCTATTCATTCTCTTCTAATGTAGGAGAAGCATTGTCTGGTGGGAAGATGAAGCTTAAAACATATAAAATTGAAGGAACAGAATATGTTTGGGGCGATGACATAATTAAAGTGAACAACACTTTAAACACATACGCTCAACAAAATCGTTATAAAACTAATCAGTATAAAACACTATCAAAAATTGCATTAGCTGAAATGGCTGCTAAAACAAATGTGAAAAGTTACGATGAAATCTTAGTTGTAACAGGTGTTCCAAGTCAAGAAATCGGAACAAAAGCTGTTGATGAAATCAAAGAAGTTTATCAAGGAACTCATGAACTTGAGGTAAATGGTAAGAAAGTAACAATTAATGTTGTAGATGTTATTGTTCTTGCTCAACCGGTAGGAACAGTTATGAGCCGTTATTTAGATGAAGATGGATTTGTTGCAGATGATTCTTATGAAGATATGGCTGTAGGTATTATTGATATCGGAACTGGTACAACAGATTTAGATGTAATCTCTATGCTGCGTCGTGAAAAAGAATCTACTTCTGTTCCAAAAGGAATGCATGATGTTTATGAACCAATCGTAGCTAAAATTAAAAAAGAAACAAGCGCAACTATTAATGATTATAAATTAGAAAAAGTATTTGAAGACGGTGCTTACCAGGCTTCTAAGCGCATGGATCCAATTGATTTTAATGATGAAAAAACAGCATCAATTAAAGAAGTTTATGATTTTATCGTAAACGGAGTAAATAATGCATGGAAAACATTTGACCGTTTTGATGAAGTGCTAGTTTCTGGTGGTGGTGCGAATACTTTCCATGAGTTATTGGAAGAATGGATTGGTAAAGTAACAAAATTAGAAGAAAGCCAAACTGCAAACGTGGAGGGCTTCTACAGATACGGTAAATTTGAGGTAGGCGAAGAAAATGGCGAATAAGGTATATCCTCTTTCTTATGATGATGTATTAGATAAAGACATTAAAGATTGGTTAGAATCTTTACCGCGTAATAGAAAAGCTGAAATGGTTCGTACTGCCATTAGACAATACATGCATACAAGCGGTTCTATTATTATTCCTCCAATGAAAGAAGAAAAAGTAGAGCCTAAAAAAGTTGAAAGAAAACGTCCTAAGTTAGGTAGGGGCGGTAATTTCGAAAAAGAGTAGATACAATTGAATATAAAAAGAGAACGCTCTTCCCAGCTTGCCGGCACGAAAGAGCGTTCTCTACAGATTGAAAATCTGAAAGGATGATTGAACAATGTCAAATACCCTATTCAAATTAACTACTAGTGAGCCTATTCTACCACAAACACGTAGTAAAAAGGAATTGTTCGGAACATTCCGCTCTTTCTTTACGAAGAAGTACCAGGAATTAAGTGAGTGGTTTGGTATAGAAGAATGTAAATCAGACCGTATTTGGTACTATGGAACACTATCTCTAATGTTTTTTCTTCCTGCTGCTACTTATGTTATTTCTAAATTGATATGGTCTTAATTTAATGTGTACTATAACCTATTTTTGGGTATATTGAGTCGGTTTCTTTATAGAGACGGCTCTTTTTTTACGCTTTTAAAAGAATGTAAGTTCCTGTTTAATTAGGAAAATAAGAAAAAATGAAGTGAGGTACTACATCATGGAATATAGTGATTTTCCAACAGTATGTGGAATGGTAAGGTTATGATTCTGTTGGTTTGAAATAAAGATGTTTTTAAAAGAAAAATCACTAAAATAATAGATTTAAGCAATGGTACAATGATTAAGTAGGATAATTATAATATGTTTATCTATGTATATGAATTATCAAGAGTGAATAGATAGATTTAAGGGATAAAGTAATTAAACTACTAGATTTTTACTATGATATTTTTTATATAGAAAGGTGAATTAAGATGAAAAAATTACCGTTAAATGATGAAATTGCTGTTGCAATTTCACAGGTAGTAGACGATGCCTTAGTAGCAACTCGTAAACCCAGTCATGCAGACCTTGAAAATATTATCCAACGTTATAAATTGGATAAAGGTGATCCGAAGTTAAATGGTCAAAATACAAATGTCGGTAAAGCAAAAAGAGTGACTGCCGTATTGAATTGGGCTTTAGAGTATGATCAAGAAGCCGGAGAAGCTTTTGTTAGCTCACTTATTTCGTTAATCCGAGGAAATGGCGGTTTTCGAGAAAATTCACCGAATTTTGTCGGTCCTGAATCCATTCTGAACCTTCAAAGCGCGCTAAGAACCGAGGGGATTGTATTATTAAGTGATGGAGCGGTCAGCCCAGCTGTTCTGGATAATTTATCTGATTTAGAAATGGAAGAAGCACTAGAGGGTTATATTCGTCGTGCTAAAAAGGGTGCGACAGATGCAGCGTTACTAACTGGAACAAGCAAAGACCTTTTAGAAGCCGTAGCTGCACATGTTATTACTAGGAAATTAGGGAAATATGAACAAAGTAATTTTCCAACTTTATTAGGGTTATCTTTTTATCAATTAGGGTTGTCTACTCCTAATACAAAAGGAGATAATGAGGCGACAGCACGCTTGGAAATTAGTATGTATGAGCTAGGGTGTTCCGTGAACAACTTGCGAAATAAACAAGGAACGGGACACGGAAGACCATTTTTACCGACAGTAACAGATATAGAAGCGAAAGCTGCTATTGAGAGCATGGGATTAATTTCCGAATTTTTATTAAGTAAGTTGAAAGAAAAAATTTAGATTTCCGCAGTGTTGGGATGTATTTGTACATAACAGTTACCAACATTAATGTTTTTTGATTAAAAATAAAGTTTAGATTTGATGAGTTCATTGAGATAAAGTAAGAAAGTAATCCTGAATTTAAGGATTACTTTCTCATTTGCTCTTTGCTTTTTAAAATATCTTCTTTGAAATACAATCGATCTCGTGACATTTCTTTAATTGGTTTCACTTTTTCTTTCTGCACCATTACATTTAAGTTTTGGCGTGAACAACCTAAAATTTCTAATGCTTCCGAAGTATTCACGATTTCATTTTGAATAAAACGAATTAAATCGTCTTTGGTTTTAAATTCATACATTCTTTTTCTCCTGCTTCTGTTTGATATAGGTAGTTATTAAATTAAACACCATCATTACAAAGGCAATTATACATAGTGCGATGTAAATGTAATCTAATGTTTGTAAATCAGTGTAATCAATTTGATACAAAATGTACCCTAGAATCACAATAATTGGTATGCTACTAAAAATGACTTTTTTCATAAAATATAGTGTCATGTGATATAATCTTAGGTACAAGAGAGGTTTCCCTCTCTTGCGGTGTCTTACTCAGAGTCGTTTTCTTGGCGGGAGCGACTCTTTTCTTTTTCTTCCTTGATTTTGTAGTAAATATCAATTGTGTTTTTAACACCGGAAGAAAGTTGAGAGTAAATTGTTATGAACGCTGTTATCGTTCCTAAGATTATCATCCAATCCACTTTGTTCACCTCCTTTTCTTTATACTCTTATTATAGCATTTTATTTGACTCACGTCAAATGGATGTAGGCTGAATTATAGAAAAAACTCCATTTTTTATGTAATTTTTTATATATTTTCAGACTGATTGTAGTAAGTAACAATATGTTTTATAAACAAAAAAAGGGTATGCCCACAAATTGGACATACCCTTTTTCTACT